TCACGATATGTTGGAAGACCACGAAGCTCGCTTAAGGACAATCGAAAGGGAAAAGAATAAATGACAGAAAGTAATCAGACTCCACAGGAACAATCACCTGAGGTATTCGAATACCAACAGGAGACTCCTAATGAGATCATGGATACAGTCCGTGATACGGAACAATCTATTACAGCAAGTGCAGATGAAGTAAACGCTGCTAGGGAACGTGCTGCTTTTGAAACTTATGTGCAAGAAGGTGGAAAAACTATACCAGAGAACTTTGCAGACGCAGGTTCATGGTTTGATTCCCTCAAGGAAGCACAGAAGAATTATACTCAAGGTCAGCAAGAGATTGCTGAACTAAAGAAACAATACTCAGATACAGGTCCGATAAACCCAAATGCTACAGAGCCAGAGAAGCCCGTAGAGGCTGTCTCAGAACCTTTAGCTGAAGGGGAGCTACGGATCCCTCCTAAAACAGAGGAACCCGTAGAGGAGCTCTCAGAGGCTTCAGAGAATATCCTAGGTGTAGACCAAAGTAACTGGGATAATTGGTCCTATGAGGTGGCTGCCACAGGTACGCTATCTGAGGAAACTCGACAAGATATTACGAATCGTACAGGTCTTAATGGTCCTATGATTGATGATTTTCTTACGGGACAGAAAGCAAAGATGAGAGAATCATATGCTCAGGCAGGGAGTGTCGTCGGTGGAATGGAACGACTACAGTCTATGTTACAATGGGCATCTGAGAATTTATCTGAAGATGTGCAATACAGTATCAATGCTGGGATGGCTACTCCAAACATGAGGGACATTACCCTCAGAGGACTAGCGTCCAAGTATGATGCTGATGCACAATCTAAACCTATCAATAATGAGCCTGAGGCTACTCAAAATAGAGTAAACCAAACGGCTACTAAACAAACCTACACCACCTATACTACAAGACGTGAGTTCTTACAAGATAGGAACAACCCTAGATTTAAGGTAGAACCTAAGTTTAGGGAGGCTGTAGAACAACGCATGATGCGTACAAATTGGAATACATTACCTGAATAATTGGACGATCAGGTATACATCGGGAATAGATACCTTAAGTAAATCCCCCTAAGGGCAATGGATGACTTATAAATTCTATGACCACCACAAGTTAGACTCTCGCTGCAGGGAATAATCTATATGTGTTAGTAATAGTCCTATATTTTAACCTTTATATAAGGAGTTTAGTATTATGGCTGATTCACTCGGTAATACTGACATGGGGTATAGATCCTCAACAACTGCAGCAACTTCGGGGGCAAACCCTCCAGGTAAGCTGTGGCTACCAGTTTGGTCTGGTGAAGTAATTCATGCTTATGATGAATATAATATGTTCGAAGGTTTGGTAAACTCAAAGACGATCCCTAGTGGTCGATCAATGGAATTTCCAATCACAGGAACAGTAGATCTCGAAGCTGCATGGGATGCAGGTGAAGAGCTAATGGGTGGAACAAACTCAACAGCTACTACATTCCAAGTAACATTGGATAAGCGTCCAATGGCGGCTCACTTTGAACTTGACAACGTAGACCTCATGGTAACCCAATGGGAATACCGTGCAGAACTCGCTCGTCAAGCTGGTTTGGTTCTAGCGAATACACGGGATAAGCAAATTGCTGCTTACCTAGTACGTGCTGGTGCTGAATCTCAACGAGACGATGCTAACGCATCAAGTGACGACGATCCACGTCCAGACATGAGTCTTGACAATGCGTTGTACTCAGATGCAGACTTTGCAAATCTCGGGCTTTCAACTGCATCCTCTTCAAAGCGTATTGAAGCTGCTCTTAAGGTACTTCAAGCTATCGAAGACTTCTGTGTTCACCTCCAAGAAAACAACATCCCTGTGGGTGGTGTATATTGTGCTGTAACGCCACAAGCGTTCATGGACATTCGTTCACTTGGTGTAGCAAGAGCTGCAGATATCAGTAATGTTTACAATGCTCAACCAATGTTTGGTGGTGTTGCACAAGCTGGTGGTCTAGGTGCTCCGTGGAGTAATCCACTTGGTGCTCTTCAAGACTCACTTGAATACATGGGCTGTAAGATTATTAAGTCTAATCATATCCCTTCAACCGATGCTCCTACGCTCGGTGAAGCACGATATAACCTAGACTTCTCAACAGCTGGTGTTAAAGCTTTGATCTGGCAAACAGGTTGTGTAGCTTCCCTAAGACTACAAGGTCTTAAGGTTGATACAGTGGATGACATACGTAGAAATACTGTGTTTACAGTTGCTAGTATGATGGGTGGCACAGGCGTTCTACGTCCTGAATGTTGCGCTGTCATCACAAGTGACGCTAGTACTACTACTCGTGCTGCATTAGCGACCGATCTCGGTAGTAATTTCGCTACTGAATATGGTGCAAATAACGGATAACAACTTTAGTTATACGTACTTCGGGCTGGTCCCCCTTCGGGGGGATTGGTCTTTTATTTAACAGGAGGATATCATGGGCTATATCACAAGATTAGATGCCGTCAATGAAATGCTATTAGCAGCAGGTGAATCACTAGTCTCTGACTTAGAGGAATCCTCTGGTATCGACACGGAAGTTGCTGAGTTCATGCTCAAGAAAGTAACTAACGAATTCCAAATGCGAGGCATTGCTGGTAATAAGTATATTAAGAAACTTAAACCAGATACTAATTTAAGAATAGTCTTACCATCTGATTGTTTATCCGTAGATTTACTAAGCCATCATGTAAGTGATAACAGTGCAGATGGTTATGACGGCTATGTTATAGAAACAGGCATACGAGGAGAACCTAATGGCTACCTTTATAATGTTACAGAACAAACAGAATACTGGGATGCAGGTACTGAGTATACTATAGAGATAGTGCAAAGAATCAGGTGGGAAGATATGGATACGGCAATACAACAGGGGATTATATCCTCGGCTACACGCTGGTATCAAATGATTACCCAAGGTGACGGAGAGGCTGACCAATACCTAGCACAGAAAGAGATGCGTAGTATGGCTAAGGGAAGGGCATCGGATATTCGACACCGTAGAAGAAATATCTTGAATAATAGTTTAATTAACAGAGATAGAATGACTTCTAACGATCCCTCCAGATTTAGATTCTGGAATTTTAGGGGTTAATATGGCTAAATCAAAGAAGAACTCACAAGTTAGATTACCAATTAATACTCTCTCTAGTGGTGTGGGCAGACAAGCCCCCAGTAAGAGACTACCAACAGAAGCCGAGAACATTGATAACGCTTTCGTTACTTTAGAGAGATCTATATCCAAACGAGCAGGGTCTCAGATTATATCCGAGATAGATGGGACAAGAGTTGATCTAGGTATTACAGATATCTTAGGTAAAGACTTATGGTTCTTTTGGTTTGATCTTTCAGAAGAATCTAGGTATCTTATTATTGTAGATTTTAATGCTGAGAATAGTTCTGATAGATTACTATGGATCTTTAGGGTTCTGGCTAGTGGGTGGAAAGATATCTCACCTGATAATGGTATTATATCTTCAGCTCTGAGGAGTTATCTAACATACAGACCAGTAGGCTCTACCACAAATGCTAGACAATCTTTAAAGGGTATCTCAGTTGGACAAGATGTACTTCTTTTGAACCGAAACGTCAAAGCAGGATTTAGTTCAACCGATGGTGGTCCTGCGTTTAGAAGCTCAGGTACTATAGGTACTTGGGAATATGATATAATTGAGGGCGGTACAGGATATGATTCTACTACAGAATACACTACAACTAGTGATAATGGGTCTGGATTAATCTGCAAAGTCTCTCAATCAGCTGGTGTTGTAGATGGTATCTTAGATATTATAAATGCAGGAAATGATTATCAGTTAAACGAGTTAGTAACCATAGGAAGCGGAGGAGCTACAGTAAGACTCTTGAATCCTCAGAATTATCTTTATAATTATGACGGCTCTACTAGTACTACAGTAGACAGTAAGGGAAAACCTATTGGATACTATACATCAGCTACTCAAGACCCACAAGCAAAAGCCACAGAATGGAATACATACGAAGATTACTTAGCTGGTGATCTTGTAGTGTATGGTTCAGGCGGTAGTGATCGTAAGATCTATGAAGCAAACCAAGACATCACTGGTACAGGTGGAGCAGACAATCCTGTTACAGCTACTACTGAATGGGACGAACAGAGGGATGCACAGTTACTATTAGTAGAAGACTGGGTATACCCCGACGTAGAGAATCTAGACCTAGGACAAGCGTTATCTGACTTTAGTGAAATTAAGTTTCCTCCACTATCTACAGACATGACAGCAAATAATGGTGCTTCCCGAACAGGAACAGGCGATAGAACAGAGGCTGTATTAGCAGCTCTTTATCCAGACACTGGAGATTCAGAGGGACGTGGTAAAGTTTACTTCGTTAGTGGTACATACCTATCTACACTGCCGGGATATTATAGAATTATTTCTAAGACTCCAGAAGATGGAGGAAAAGGACGACCTTATACCCAACGTGTTAGGACTCCTGACAAACATAGCTACTTAGATATAAACAGAATGCCCGTGTTATTATCCTTAGTTGATACAGATTCCTTTAAACTCGAGCCTGTCTCTTGGGATACAAGAACAACGGGAAGCATTGACTCCAATCCAGGACCCTCTGTATTTACAAATAGAGACGGAACCCTACGACATATTGAGATTAACTCAATGGCTTTTTATAGAGGTAGATTATTCTTAAGTGCGGCAGATACATTATTCTCCTCTAGAATTGGAGACTTTGATAATCTATGGCTTAATGATCCAGCGAATATTACATCAGGCGATCCTCTAGATCTTCAAGCCTCATCAAACAAATACTCAAGAATTAATTCGATGATACCATTCTCGGATTATCTCTTCATTAACACCGATAGTGATACTCAGTTTGAGCTCTTGGGATCTGAGAACCAGATCACACCGTTCACAGCTGAGTTAGCACCTACGGCATTCTATAGTACATCACCGATGGTTGATCCAGTACTTATGGGATCTCAGATATACTTCTTCTCACCCAATAGAATGTATCTATACTTTTCATCCGAGGCATCTAATCTTAATACCGCAGTAGAGGTTAGCTCACATTGTCCTAATTATATACCAAGTGATTATGCTGCCGTTGGTGTAGCAGCGTCTCGAGATACTATTATCTTTGTAGACAACGATGATAAAAGTAAGATGTATTTCTATACTAATAGATTCTCAGGAGATCGTGTTATACAAAACTCATTCTCTAGGTGGATACTAAAGGATACTGCAGAAGTTTTAGGATTAACATTCTTTGATGATGATCTGTATACTATTACCTCCCAACAAGATAGTGCTGGGACCTCTTATTTATATCTAGAGAAGACATCAATGTCTGATGAGGAATATGATATACCTAGAATAGATCACAAATACCTATTAACACTCACTGAGAGTAATGCAAGTTACTCAAGTGTCTCTGATTCTACGACATATACAGTACCTTACCTAGATCCTCTTATTGATGAAGTAATCTTCCAAGTAGGGTGGGGCGAAGAAGAATACACCAGACAGGCAGTAGTATCTGTAACGGACGATCCAGTTGCAGAGACAACAGATATTACCATATCAGGTAACTATAGTACTGTGGGTAATAAAATATATTTCGGTAGAATGTTTGAGATGAATGTAGAGCTTTCCCCTCTTTTCTATCGAGACAAAGAAAACAATGTCGTCAACGGAGTATTGAACCTAAGAACATTATCAACACGTCATTTTAACACAGGTAACTACACCATAGATGTAAACAGAAGAGAACGCTCAGCATTCTCTAGTATCTTCAATGTAAATCAAATAGATAGTTTCAATACTACCTTATCAAACTTCAAACTCTACGAAGAACACGGAGAGTTTACCAGTAAAGTCTACGGATATGCTTCCGAGATTCAAATTTTTATCAAGAGTGATTTTCCTACTCCATGTAATATAACAAACATAGAGTTAAGGGGATTCTTCAAACCAACCTATAGTTCAGTCTTAGACTAAGGAGACAAAGCGTGGCAAACATTAATACTAACGATGAGTATGGCTCATTCGTAAAGTACACTGGCAATACTGGTCAGTTTACTTATTCATATAGTAGTCTAACCCTGAATAATTCAGTGAGCGACCAAGACCAATTAGTAATCTTACGACAGCATACCCCAACATCAACATTCGAAGCCGCCTCCACGCCTGACGGTCTCGGAGGAACAAAGATTACGGGAGCAGAACAATGGGAAGTGTGGTCATTACCTAATGATTCTTCTTCTGGTAGTTCTATGTATACTATAGATGATACTGCCAAGACAATTACCCTGTCTTCCACAGCTTCAGATTACGTATGGGATAGATCAGGGACATCAATCAATCTTCCTGTATTTGATCCTGACAATGATACATTGATTATCGTAAGAAAAACACATGGAGTTAATCCTTTTGTTTCCTGGAGCTCTGGTTCTAGGTTAACATCCTCTCAACTAAACCATGAAACACAGCAACTCTTAAATCTAACTCAAGAAATACACGACAAAATCTTTAAGACAACAGATCTTAACCCATTCTATGGAACTGCTGATGGCATTTGTCCTCTCGGTTCTACAGGTAAGATACCTTCTTCATATGTTGATAGTACCTCTTTTGATCTTAGTGATCTATATGTATACACAGGAGATGGACTTACAGGTGGGGATAACTTAAGTGATAGTATTACGTTATCCATAGATCTCCATAGTGATACGGCTCTAAGTTTCACTAGTGGTGAACTAACGATTACCTTGAATTCCAATCATCTTGAGTTTGCTAGTAATGTGCTTGATATAAAACTAAAGTCCTCTGGTGGACTCCTTGCGGATTCTACAGGAATCTATGTAGATCTAACTGATAGTACAACAACAGATGATTCTACTAAAGCTTTGTCTGCAGCTGGTGGTAAGACAATTCAAGATTCTATTGATCTCTATGGTTCAGGTATAGTATATTTAGGTGAGTTTGATCCCGCTGATCCACCAACTCCTCCTGTTCTTGAAGCAGGAATGACATATGATGTTATCGACGATGGCACTACAGCTACTCCATTCTTAGATGAGGACAGTGCTACCATCGCAGTAGTAACAGGAGATTTCTTACGATACAAAACAGAAGGTGATGATGGATGGTATGTAGCTAAACCCCCAACAACTAATGACCTGTCTGCATATTTTAGAGCTGATGGTGCTACAGCAGCTACGGGAGACTTTGACTTAGATTCAAACAAAATAACTTCTCTGGGTGAACCTGCGGCTAGCACGGATGCAGCAACAATGAACTATGTCGATAGTGTAAAGGTAGAAGATCTTGCGGATACTTCTGGTAGTGCTGCTGAGGGTACAATCCTTAGACATGATGGAACCGATTGGGTAATGGCATTACCTAGTGATGCTACCGATGGCTTAGCACTGGAAGATCTAAATGATACTTCGTTTACAGATGTAGGAGCCAATGATATTCTTTTCTATAATGAAAGTACATCTAAGTGGGAGAACTCAGCTTCATTTGCTGATCCACAATCATTCTACAGCGGCGGAGTAGGAGACAACGCTATTTCAGGGGGTCTTACTGGAGGATACGGCGATGGATCTACTGTCGAATTCACCTTAGGAGAAGTACCTAATACTACAACCTCAGCTAGTGTTATCGTTAACATCGACGGGGTTACCCAGAAAGCAACCGACTATTCAATTAGTGGTTCTACACTTACGTTTGATACAGCTCCTCCTCATAGCTCAGAGATATATATAGTTGTCTTTGGTATTGCTCACACAGGTGATGCTAGTAGCAGCTACGTTACAAGTACAGGATCAACCACAGGAAGAACACTGGCTACTAGGTTTGCTGAGTTAGTAAATGTTAAAGACTATGGTGCTGTGGGAGATGGCGTTACTGATGACACTACGGCTATTATCGCTGCTTCGGCAGCTTTAGGTAGTGGACAAACCTTATACTTCCCTAGTGGGACTTATCTCATAAGTCGTTCTGGGTTTTCAGACTTTACATCTGTTTATGGTAATAATGTTGTAGATTTAACAGATCTTGAGAACATTCGTTTACAGGGAGATAATGCAGTAATAAAAATAGTAGACCACGATATATCCACCTATGGTGGGCTAATGTTTGCTTCTTTAACGGATTGCAACACTGTGGTGGTTGAGGGTTTTCGTTTCGATATGACCTTCACAGGATACAAAACAAGTTCTGAATACTACCCCTTCTGTGGTGCTATTAGAATGGGATCTGCAAGCTCTGCGGATGACCAAGACCCCTCAGACCTTCTCGGTGATATCTTAGTTCGTGATTGTAAGTTTAAGTTATATCACCCATTGGGTTCCTATGGAGTTCAGGAGGACTCGGAGAATTATTATGATGGAGACTACAATAACGGTTTCAAGGTTTTCTCTGTATTTGTACACGCACCCTATCTAGGGGATGAGTATAGTGCTGCTGCCCGTAACTGTACTATTAAAGATTGTATCATAGAAGAAGGGCACAATGCTTATGGATTCTGGGTCTGGTCTACGCATAGTGTAAACTTTGATAATCTTACTGCGGAAAGCTGGGTAACTATGAAATCGGCTGTACCTTCTGGTACTTTCAACGGTGGTGGACCTCCTTTTATACGTCACCACCAATTTCATACAGCAGGTATGAAGGTGACTAACTGCAACTTTCGGGCTAGACCTTCTGGTGAACGCCTTACAAATTTTCAAGGCATAGGTGAGTTCGTCAGTGCAACTACCAACCTGTCTGGAGACACATGGAATTATGCCATAGGCGAATACATCATATCTAATAATATTATTAGACATGGATTAGGTGATTCTAATAACTCTGTATCAGATTATGTAGTAACCCTTAATGGGTTTGGTCACATGATTGTATCTAACAATATGTTTGATGGTGAAGATGGGGACACAAACACATACCAAGCCTATGGTATTTTTTATAACTCATGGGCTACCGATGGAAATGGTGTAGGGTCTTTAATTATAGACGGTAACGTGTTTGGGCGATGGTCAAGAAGCCAAAACATAGCGATAGCCAATGGCACTAATGATAGTGAGTATGAGAGAAGGTTAAAGCAGTTAAGTGTTACGAATAATATAAGTCTTTCCCAGTCTCAATATTTTTGTTGGGTGGGAAACAATAATACATATACCTACGAGGGTGTTCGCCAGATAAACATATCAGACAATATAATTGATGGTGATAATTCTGTTTATGATAACGAAGACGAAAACTCACGAGCTATCTTGATAAAAAGCAACCAATTAACAGACAGCATAAATATATCCAACAACCACATTAGAGACAAATACTTTGGACTACACCTAAGCAATGTATCTAATAGTAACTCTTTAACGCTTTTGAATAACACTTTCTATGAGGTAGCTGTAGAACTTGAGGGTACTGTTACTTCTGAAACACAGTGTATAGGAACATTGGATGTTACTGGTGATATTACTGGTAATGTCACAAGTACAGGATCTACAACGACTCGTAGTTTGGCTACCAGGTTTGCTGAGGTTGTAAATGTTAAAGACTATGGTGCAACTGGAGATGGTGTTACAGATGATACTGTGGCTATTCAAGCTGCTTTAGATGCTAATAAGCCTATTTATATTCCTACAGGTACATATAAAATAACCACAACTTTGGAAGTAACAGGACAGAATGTTCATATTACAGGAGACGGCAAGGAAAGTATACTGGATACAGCCTCACTAGCTGTTGATGAATTATACGCCATTAAGATTAATGGGGATGGTTTAACATTACTAGAGACAAACCCTACAGCGATTACAGCAGGGGATACAGAAATAACACTTAGTTCCGCACCTAGTGTTAGTGTGGGTGACACGATTGTTATACATAATCCTACAGATTATAGCTATAGCCCAGCTCGTGACTACTACACAGCAGGAGAACAAATTACTGTTAAATCAGTAGATGGTAATACCATATACTTTACATCTGGGACGTATGATTCTTATGCTATAGGGGTTAATATCTATAAGAAAGATTCTGTAAGTGTAACCCTTAGAGATTTCCAAGTTATAGGCTCCCCAACAACCTTATCTGAATATGGTCTATACTTAAGTTACTGCCGTAATGTAACTGTTTCAAATATTAGAATATTTAATGGTGGTAGGTATAGTGGGATCACTTTCAAACAGTGTTATGGGGTTTCTGTAGATGCCTGTGAGTTTGTTACCACAGAGCCTGGATCGTTAGATGATTCGAATACCTACCCTATGATAGTATCTAACTCTCAAGATGTAAAAGTAACCAACACCAGAGCCTATAGTCCTTGGCATGCAGTAGCTGTGGGAGGTGGAAGCGGTGCTGGTGCAGTTCCGAACAGAGGTGTAACATTCACAAACTGTGAACTAGAGACAACTACAAATGTATTCCCAGCAGATTTGCATGGTAACTGTGAGCATTGTGGATACTACAATTGTACCCTTAGAGGTGGCGGTTCCACAATGGGCGCACATAGTAATTCATTTATTGGAAATAGAATTATTACCATGAATAGAGATCACACTACAGGAGAGCCTGTAGATGAGGGAGCCTCATTATGTTGGTATGCTTCTGGTGCTATTGGTTTTGGTTTTGTCATTGCTGATAACACACTAGAATCAAATGGTTGGTATAGTGCTACAGGGTTTGGTCAGTTCCTCAGTTTTCATGTGGCTGAAGATGGTGGATCTGATGACTATGCTTTAACCCCTGGAGATATGGTCATATCTGGTAACAGTGTAAAAGTGTTGGGGGATTCGGGTGAAACCACCTCAACTCGTCCGTTAATCCGAATTGACAGGAGAGCCACAACTGGATACGCGGGTGTATCTTTAACAGGAAATACCTTCTTTACAGAACACACATCAGCAACCGAAATTAGGATTGGTGAAGCGGATGCAACCATAGACTCAGTAACTATAACGGGAAATAAACTTGATGGTGTTGGTTTACTATTGCGACATATTGACAGAGTAAAACTGTCGGGTAATGAAATTAACCCAACCCGTTTTGATGGAACATTCTTAATAAGTCTATATGAGATTGAAACTCTTATACAAGACGAAAAAAGACAGATTTATATTGATGGGGATACATGGACAGATGTTTTATTGATATTACATAATACCACTAACTGGAGTTCCTCTATCGTATCCCTTGAGGGTGTAGACTCAGGAGGAGGATCGTATGGTAAAGTTAGATTTACTAATAAAGGTAATACTTCAACTACTAACTCAACCATAGATACTTACGAGGATGGTAATTTAGTAACTAATGAACTTATACGGTATGTACACGATGGAGTCCAAACAAACATCCAAGCGAGAGCTGACTCTGCGACAGGTAGATTAGCGTTGAGCTGTGAATATGTAGTAACAGCCAGACCAGCCGATTACAAAGATTTAATATTATATTGGAAACAATAATGTTTTGGAGACATAATAATGGAAGAAATTAGAAAACTATGGACACAGCGAAGCAAGGAATTAAAAGAAAAAATATCACAGGATAGAGCTATAGAGCCAGCTATGGTAGATAAGTTTGAATTACATGCTGATGCTGATGCATATATTGCAGCGTATGATATTACAGATGATGAGATTATTGCAAGTGTTAAGGCACGATATTTACAGTAGATGAGTATAAAACCCCTTCACAGAAAACCCTAAAACATGACCCACAAAGTCGTGAAATTATTAGATAACTAAAAACCTAAGTTACAGGCTCAGCCTGTGGATACCTTATGACTACTAAACAAACCAGGAGAATCAAATGACTCTAACTAAATCTAATCTGAGAATGCTAGACTCAGGTTTCATAACGCCCCTCGACTATGGGGCAGCCGGAGATAACTCCACTGACGATACAACAGCTATCCAGTCAGCATTGGATTCTACTTACGGTGTTATTGATCTAGCAGGTAAAACTTATAGAATCACATCTGAGCTGACTCTTACTCGTGGGGGGGTTGTTATTAGAAACGGTACTCTAAGATACGACGGAGCAGAAAATACTCTGGTTAATCTATTACATATCTACGGTACAGAGGGCTCTGAAGACAATAACACCCTTACCGTAAATACAACAATCGGTTCCTCTACCCTAACGGTAGGAATTAGTAATATCGGAGATTATACAGCAGGAGAGTGGATACAAATCACAGGAGTTGCTGATGTATCCTCTAACAGTGGTGGATTTCTACATGGTGAACTCCATCAGATTTATAGTAAAGACTCTGCAGGAGGTACCTTAGAACTATTGACTGCCGTATCAGGGAATCTAAAAACCTCAGATACTACTAAAGCACAACAGATTACTACAATGTTAGAGAATATCATTATTGAGAACATGACATTCCAAGGAAGCGGAGAAACCACTACTGAGCTAGTAGGTTCCACCCCCTTGGCTACAGACGGCTCTACAGCTACTGTCACAGTTACTCAAACAGCTCATGGTCTTTCTACTGGAGATTCTGTATACATCTCTCAGGCAGAGGCTACAGGTGGTATAACAGGGGCTGATATTACAGGGTCATTTACGGTTACAGTAACAGATGCAAATACCTACACCTACACAGCAGGAGGTACATCCTCTTCAGCTACATCTGGTGGTGGTAGCTCGGTTGTAACAACATATGGATTAAATCGTGGTATTTATGCTAACATAGTATCTAATGTCCATGTTAAGAACTGTACATTCAAAGATCTTACTTATAGTGTTGTCTTTGAAAAGGTATACTCAGGATCTATAGATAACAATACATACTATGGTCCAGGATATCCTGAAGAAGCAACATTGAAATTACTTAGCTTCTGTTCTAGGATATCAATCCGAGATAACAAACTATTGTATCCAGGTACTGCAATCAAAGTAGGAGACACAGCAGGTTCTACTACTCAAGTAAATATCCACGATAACCTAGTAGATAATATAGGTTATATTGGAGTAGATATATCTCCTAATGTTCGTCAGGTACGAATCAATGATAATACCTTTAGATTCCGTAACAGATTTACAGACAATGATTCTTATAGTTATGGGGTCTATAATCAAGGTTGGGACTGTGATATTGTGAACAATACATTCGATGGGGTTACAAACACAGGAATACTATGGGGATGTTACGCTAAAACAGATTCTATCTTTGGTGATTCACCTGATAATACAGACCTACCTACGTCTTATCTACCGTTTCCTGCCTGTCATATCTCAGGTAATACTATTCTAGGTAGTCAAGATAATAAAGCAAACTACGCTATCCAAATTAAGAATGGTATCTCAGGAACTGGACATATTCATGGTATGCGTATCTTGAATAACTATACCTATGGGTTTAACTCAAGTGTATACCTTAACAATACAAGTAGTATTGCTACTGAGACAAATCCAGGATGGAAGGATACAATAGTATCTAATAATGTATTCATATCAACACCCGATAGTAATGCTAGTGATCCACATGGTATTCATTTTAAAAACGACAGTGCTCAAACGAGTAGCTACGCCCTAAGATCCTTGTTTACTAATAATATCTTCGATGATAGATCTACAGATACTAACATCAATCTAGCTAACCTAGTTGATCTATATGATAATACTAATAGTAAATACCTTAACGCAAGTAAGAGCAACTTCATGGGTAATATTCTAAATGCCGATGCTAGCACAACAAGTAAGGCATTGGTATTTGCTACCTCAACATCAGACACAAGCCAAACAACCGAGGGTGTCAACCTTATGGGTAATATCTTTGTAAACTTTGGTACTACAGACACAGAAGATGATGTCTTAACTGACATCTCAGGAAATAGCCACTACTTTGTTGGTACACCTACAGGAGATACCTCAGCAGATGATGCAACATTCTGGGGATTGAACGTATGGAGTAGTATTGAAGATACAGGCTGGACAGGAACAACATGAGTAATATAAATAAATTAAATGAATTACTCTTAGGTCAACTACAAGAAGATTTAAGAGATCAGAGTAAATGTACGCCGGGATTGTATCAAGTTATCCGTGGAGTTATTAATGATAACCGAGATAAACTAGACGAGATTCCAAACGAAGTGTTAGACGAAATTGAAGAGATGGTAAAGGACACTCCGTTTAAGTTTGGAACCTAGTATCGGGCATTATAATAGAGGAGAAAACACATGACCAACATACCACAAGAGATGATAGATGATTTTAGAAATCATATGTGGGCTTGTTTTAAGTACCTTGGTCTAGGTGACCCAACTCCTGCTCAGTATGCTATGGCAGATGCACTACAGAATGGTGAGAAAGACATGCAGTTACAAGCTGGTCGTGGTTTCGGTAAGTCCGTAATCACAGCTTGTTTAGCTTCTTGGTTTCTCTTAAGAGATTCTAACTGTACTATCATGGTTGTCTCAGCAACCGGAAACAAAGCTACAGAGTTTATCTCTATGACTAGGAAGATCTTAGACCTAGTACCATACTGTGAACATCTAAAACCTGGAGATCATACTACAGACAATGCCTTTGCTTTTGATGTAGAATGTCGTACTAAGATTGGTCAGGATAAATCTTGCTATGCTAGAGGTATCTCTTCACAAATCACAGGGTCTCACGCAGACTTTGTAATCGGAGATGATGTAGAGATCGAAGGTAACTGTGAAACCGCAGCATCCAGAGATAAGCTTCTAAATAAGGTACATGAGTTTGAACAAATTAGGAATGTTGGCGGTCGGGTTATTCTATTGGGTACTCCGCAAACCCAAGAGAGTATCTATAACCAGCTTAAGGAAGGCTATGGTGTTACCAAGTTTCCTGCGGTTATGCCCGATCCCAACATCCCCAGTGAAGTGGAAGACGTAAACGAATGGATTCTTCAAACTGGACTTGAAGTAGGGAAACCCACTCAACCTGAAAGATTCCCTGAAGAAGTACTTATACAACGACAGGCTAAGATTGGTCCTAGGTTATTCTCACTACATTATAAACTAGATACATCTCTTACAGATGCACAGAAGTATCCATTGAAACTTAAAGATTTAATTGTGTTCGATATAAATCCAGAGGTTGCACCAGAGAAGGTCGTGTGGGCATCCGCAACTCCAAACAGAACGATACCTTCGTTCGGATTAGCAGGGGATCTTATCTACGAGCCAATGTGGATTTCTCCTAACTTCACGCCATACATACAAACGGCTATGTTTATCGACCCATCAGGGCGAGGTAAGGATGAAACTGCTATATGTATAGCTTCCACATGTAATGGTTATATCTTTGTTCATGAACTCTTAGGGCTTGAGGGGGGCTATAATGATGTTACACTACAAAAGATATCTAAGCTAGCCTTTAGATATGATATTAAACTTATACGAGTAGAGTCTAACTTTGGAGATGCCATGTTCTGTCAGCTCCTTAGACCTATTATCGGTGAGACCTGTGGTCAGGTAGCTATTGAAGACTTTAGAGCAACTAAGAATAAGGAACGAAGGATCATTGCTGCCCTAGAACCTATTATGTCTCAGCATCGCCTGTGCTTCGATACACGGGCAGTTAAGGATAAGGAGACCCAGCTACAGCTTACTCGTATACACGGCTCCAGAGGCTCTCTTAAGCGTGACGATAGGGTGGATATCCTAGCAGCTGCTATTAGTTACTGGGAAGACACCATTGGTCTTAATGTAGATCATGCTGTAGAGAAAAATAGAGCTAAAGAAAGAGATGAGATCGTAGACCAATGGCTAAGTGATGACCGTATCTATGGATTGCTATCCAAGAAGGTATCAGGAGCCTTGAGATTAACAGATAAAACAAATAAAAAGAAACGCAATAAGCGTTCTTGGAATTAGGAGATACTATGTTTGATGATATACCATACTTGGTAGACCAAGCAATCTCTATGGCACCGCCTGGAGTTATAGATGCAAATAAACTAGAGAAAGAACTCAAAGCAGGTAGAGCTGAGAATCTAGTAAATCCTCACCTTAAACAATTAGCTCAAGCAGACCTACCTGTAGAGTCTTTTATAAGACTAGGATTTCAGCAACCCAAGATAGAAGAAAAGAGAACCTTCCCCTCTGGTGAATATGATATGATATCAGCTAAGGAATACGAAACATCTACTGGTCTATCTTTATATGATGGTAATCATTATGCATCTAGGATACCCACGGGACCCAATGTAGGACTACTATTGAAATCAGAGAAGCATGAGACATTCGGTAGAATGTTACGTGGCGAGAGAAATGCAGGTACTGTATTATACAGACGAAGAGATCCAGAGGGTAACAAAACCGTTCTAGATAATCGTCTATTTTCTTTCCTCCCTGGAGACAAGGTAGATACTAGTTTGTATCGCCCCGTCCCAGAAGAACAGATAAACAAATGGAGATTCTCTTCGTATAATATCTCTGATATTGCCGATAGTATCATACCATTCGAAGTAGTCCTAAGTGTTCCAGAACAATGGGGATACGATAAGGCATCTGACACCTATAAAGTTTACTTAGACAGTAAAGGTATACCTACGATTGGAATTGGCGGTAACATAGGTCCAGATCGCAAGCATAAATTCATAGAACAACTAGAGATTGTAGCACCTGAGAAAAACTATGACGATATACTCTCAGGTGAACTAGGGCTTACAAGATCAGAAGTAGATCAGATATTCATGATGAATGTTAGAGAACATACCATAACAGCCGAAGGTCTTAAGATAGAAACCGAGAAGAATAGTGGAATCTTTGTACAACCATTCGAGAATCTATCAGAGTTTCCTCCGTATCTACAGCAAGCGATAATCAATGGTGTCTTTTGGTCGATGCTTACTCCAGCCAAGAGTCCTAATACCATGCGTATGATTGCTCGTGGAGATTGGGAGGGAGCATCTAAAGAGTTTCTTGATGGTAAATGGCAGAGAGAACAAAAAGCAAAGAATGGGTCTACATGGCAAAGGTTCGTTCTAATCTCTGATGCATTAGATAGATATGGTAAAGAACTCAAGGGAACAGAAGACTCTGGATACATCATGCAAAAAGGAGATACTCTTTGGGGAGTATCACAAGATCTTGGTATGACAACAGAGGAATTACAAGAGATGAATCCTGGGTTAGATCCTACGAATATTCCTGTGGGCTATAGACTTAAGACTAAGGCAGCTGAGGCTATAAAATATGGACAAAGAGTTGATGGAACTATGAAGGGAAGCGGATTCTTAGGTCCTATTAAAATGGACGATGGTCGTACTATGACTGAGTTATCTATAGGAGTAGAGTTTGATGGGAAAGAAACACTAATTCCAGCTATTGTTCCTACCCTTACAGAAAAAGAAATAGATCACTTAAAAGGCGGGGGGAAGATAACGGACGAGATTTTTAAGAAAGCAGTAGACCACGCCAAACAAAGAATGTCTAATGGATTAAGCCCCTTTAAAGAAATTAGTAAGACTGATAATGAAACCTTTTGGAAAGACTTGGGTATAGTAGGGGGGTTAGCAAGTGTGGGAGCAGGGGGATTACCTGAAGATGTAGCTTTTGGAATGACCGAAGAACAGTTCGCGATGTGGGAGAAGGCATCAACTCCAGAAACTAAAAGACTGATAGAAGCCTCTATAAGAGATAATATACATATAGCACAAACAAAGAACTATGACTGGGATTTGTTATTCGAAGAATTTGAAGCCCTCTCTCAGGGAAGTAAACAAGACCATCCTGAGTATCCTTTTGATATAGACTCAGCCAAAGAGTATAAGAAGCTTTCAAAAGAATCTGGAATTAAAAACATCCAAGAACAAGTGCCCCCTTTATCCGATTCTTGGGACAGTTTTATCGAGAACTTACCAGAGAAAAACAATGCACACAGAAAAGCACGGGTTAATTCTTTAGTATCTGACCTAGGTGTAGATGGAATAGTGGAACTTGCAGCTTGGGATACGGGCGAATGGAAAGAATCAATTAAGCGCAAGGCAATCGAACTTGCAAGGCAAGTGGTTATAGAAGAAGAGATGGCACTAATAGAGATAGAAAGTACCCATGAACCATCTAAAGAACTACAAGATAGAAAGATAGCCCTTAGAAATTCTAAAGATGCCTTAGTAGATTACGACTACTTCGAAAGCTATCCTAAAAATAAAGGTGTTCAGATAATGGACCATAGCTTAAGAGATGCCTTATTACAACAAGGACATAACTACCAACCCACTCATATGAAAAGACCCACTCATATGAAAAGACCCCTACATATAAATGAAGGCTTGTATGCTGCAGTAAAAAATCTGCGGTTAGAAAATAGAAGTGTGGAATATATCCTAACATTAAATTCTAAGTTGGAAAGAAGAATGAATCTTACTGGAGAAATAACTGAAGCCTTAGGAGGTCCTAAATCCGAGGCATTCTCACTAGAAGATAATGGAATATATAGGAAACAACTTCAAGAATTTTTCGATTCTAGAGGTCTTAAGGAAAAACGACCAAAGAAAAAGATTACGAAGAAGATTGAAAAGAAAGCGGTCTCAAAGAAAAAGCTTACAAAGAAGAAACCAAGAAAAAAAAGAAGAGGGCTTGTTCTAAACCCTGCCGAAACAAAAGCAGCAAAGGTGGCTCTGCGTCTATTAGACCCTAAAGCAAATCTTAAGGCTCTACAGAAGATGAGAGCCGCCACGAACACAAAAACAGGAAAAGCTGGTGGAGCTGCCTTCTTCTTATATAGCATGATTGGATTATTACGCTCTATAGAAGAAGGAGAGACTAAGGATTTAACCGAGGGATGGCAAGGTCCGTGGTTCCGTGAATGGATGAAAGGCATTGCGGAAATGCAGTTAGGTGGTGCAGAATCTGTTGAAAACATGACTATAGATAATCTTATGTATTATATTACATCTATCTATAAGCCTAAGGAACAGCTTAGAATTCTATCAGAAATCCCTAAGAGCCTTAAGGATGTATTCGTCGAACCTTTATTATGGGCAATGGAAAAATTGGACCAAGGCTCCGACACACCCTCAGTAACACCAATGAATTCAAGAAGTGGACAGTCTACCCCATCGGGGCAATATCCACCTTCGGTACAACAATAAGGAGATATTCATATGTACGCAGGATTAGTAATGGGCGGCTTAAGTATGCTATCAGGCATGCAAGCCAATGCAGCCCAACGACAAGCAGAAGCAGCTCAACATGCTATCCAAATGTCGAACTACAATCGTGAGAATATGATTGGTAATCTTCAGAACATGATGAAGAATATCGAAATCTCTAGAATTAATCAAGCTCGATGGAGACAGAATCGTGAGATCGCTAAAGCAGCTAATGAAAACCGTGTGCTTCAGGAGAGAGAACTCCGAAAGAGTGTCGGTGGTAAGATGATGCAGATAAGCCGTGGACGTAACCAAGCATTAGATGCCCTAGCATCCAAAGCAACGGGAGCAGGGATGACCCCCGAAAGTGGAACAGCCAAGGCATTACGTAATATGATCCTTACGTCCAGTGGTCAAGAGATGCAGTCCCTTAGGGAAAACAATTACATGGCTCGACAAAATATTATTCGTGAGCAAGAGAAAGCTTTAGCAAGTAGAGATCTATATAGTTATAATCAGGGATCTACATATTTCTCTGGTCCAGCCCCACAACTCGTACAAACAGCAAAGACATCTCCTTTAGCAGCAGCATCTATGTTTGCTAGCGGTGCAGCTAGTGGAATCGGACTGGACTCATCGGTTCAAGACACATATGGTGGCTGGTCTAATATGATACAAGGAAACTAAAAATAATGCCACAACCTAACAACAAAAAACGTAGAGAGAGAACCGGGGGTCTAGGATCTATAGAACAGTTTACCAAACTTGGACAGATTGTCGAAGAAGGATCACAAATTACTCCTGTATCTCCTCAAAATATGAAGGGGCATATAACAGCTCCTTCTTTTGCTGTAGGTCCAGGCAAACATGATCCTAATAATATCAAAGTAGCTAAAGGATCTATTCAGCAGCTCAATGAATTTGCCACAAACATGACAAGTGTTGTGGATGCCCAAGCTAAATATAAAAAAGTAGAAGAACAACGAAGGATTAAGCAGGACGAAGATAAACAAATAGAGGCTATGAATAAACTCTTAGGTCTTGAGAATGATTGGGAAGAAGGAAGAAACAATACTCTTCTCAAGAGAACTAAAGAGGCTAGAAATTATCTAACACCAGATAGACTCAATGAGGTAACTAAGTCAAACCCCCAAACAGGTGATGACGAGATAGATTTCTCTATGTTAACTAACACAGAAATCTTATCTATCTCTCAAGGTGTAGATTTTAGATCACTAGAAGGCAAGGGGGCGGCAGAAATAGCGAAAATGTTAGATGCCCTTCCTATTGAGTGGAATTTTAAGAAGCAACGACAGATACTAACAAGTAACTGGAAGACTCTTGAAACACAGATGCAAACCTCCAGAGGAAGTGCTGAGTATTATAAGGGACTGAACTCCTTGAACTCTCATATGAATGAGTTAACTGCTAGTGAGTATCGTGCCGATCTTATTGAGATTGTTAATATGCTTGATGCAGACCCTAACATCACTCTTGAAGAAGCAGATGAAATCATAGATAACTGGAATGAGGCGGTATATATAAATAATCCAGAGCTCCGTGGTAGTGGGGTATATCAACAGACTATTGAGAACATAGCTGGGAATGCACATACTACTATTTCTAGATCTCGTATTAAGGCTGTAACGGATTGGTATGACGAGATAAAAGAAGAAGGAGTAATAGACCTTTTTATTATGCAGGTCAAGGAACACTTTAAGAATGGTTCCATTCCAATACCTGAAGATGTTACTTGGAATGTAGAGGACATGCCAGCATCGTATCTTACAGACTTTGTTGTAGATTCCTTACTAGGTACTAGAGAAGATGGACCAGATTTTTTGAATCCAGAAATCATCCAAGATATGATGAGAGGGCTTGGGCTTGGGGATAATACAATCGGGTTTGATTCAGAGTCTGCAGTAATCCAGAGCTTCGTCCGAGATAAGATCTTTCCTATAGTATCTGAAAGATTCGCTGTAGAGCGAGATCTCAACACACAGATACGTAGGCAACACAAACTTATTATGGATGAGGACTCGATTGCTAGGGGAGATGTGGTAGATATAGATGATTTCTATCCCTCAAAAGGATCACAAGAAGATCTTTCTTTGTATATTAAGACTATAACAAATATCATCCATCCTAGAATTCTTGGAGGCTTTGACAATAGAGCTATTTCAATAGCTACAAATCCAGAAGGTAATAAAGAAACTAAACTTTTAGAAGGATACAAAGTCTTATCAAAGAATAATTTCATAGATATTTTTACAGCATACCATGATAGACTTGGAACATTTGATAATATCAAAGATCCTGAAGAGAGAACTAAAAGTATCAGAGACCAAGCGTTAGCCCAGAGAGAGAAAGCACTCGAAAAATTCGAAACTCAGGTAATTCAATTTGAAAAAGACGCTTCTCTGACTAGGTTCAACGCACATTTGGAATCATCTATGTTACTAGGTTACTTAACTAATGTGGACGGTTACTCTTATTTTCAAGCCCTAGTAACCAATAAATCGTTAGACGATTCTTTGGATGGTATCATACAAAATACTAAAAATATAGAGAGCTATCGTAATACTGGAGAATATAACTCTAGTATCACATACGACTATATGCATCCTGGAAACTTAACAGACAAAGAACAGGAAGATATAGGAGATCCTACTTTACTGAATGACCACTTAGGTATAATTAAGAAGACTTGGAAAGATCAGAATGGTCTCACTCATGTAGAGTACGAAAGAATTGACCCAGCAGATCCTATAGGTGTAACTGTTCATAATATGTTTAAAACAGTAATGAATACTGTAGCAGAGGCTGGGGGATCTGAAGATGCTGGGGGGGTAGATACTTTAAATGGCTTGGGTACAACATCTGGTCAAAAAAATATCTTAGAAAATATTATAGCTGCAATATCCCGAGAAGAGGATACACGCCAAAGAACCCCAGATACTCCCAATGCTATCGAGAATGCTGCAAAAGTATTAGGGGAAGTAGAGTATGAAAAGTATAAGAACTATAGCCTTCTTATGCATAATGTAAACACCACTGGAAAACTGGATAACACAGTTAAGGATGCCTTGTTAAAGAGTATACAAGATCCTAAGATGTTCCATCCTTTAATACAGTGGATGTACCTAACGGACGATAATGGTAAGTACCATATCCATGAAGCATCTCGTAGGTCTCTTATAAAAAACCTCACGACCAACGAAAACAATGCTGACTATAGAAAACTAGGATGGATTATTTATGACCTCGATAATAAACTTACTACACAAATAGGTAACCTACCATCTGATCCAGAGGAGAGAGCACAAGCATTAGGTATGATGTCTGGAGAATTATCATTAGACGAGAATATGGTGACACTGCTTAATGATGCTATAACATACGCTGGAATTAGGGAAAAAACTCGGGTGAAGGGCTTTAGTAAGGAGGTTGATAAGTTTCTTGCTGATCCAGATTATGAGGGGGACATGAATATAGACGAAGCTGCCGAGTCTCTAATAGGGGTGCTAAGTAGTGGAGGTTATCTTGAGGCAACTAGAGAAGAGGGAAGTAGGTGGAGTGACTCTAATCAACTAGCCATGTATCCTTATTACTCTAAAGTAGTCTCTACATCTCTAGGACCACAACAATTCGACCCAAATTCATACGGTGACTTTATGCAAGATATGATGTTCCGGTATCTAGAGTACCGTTTTCAGCATCCTGTTGATCCAGATACAGGAGAGTCAGAAGATTTATCTCTTAATGATTTCTGGAATAATACACTAAGCGACGAATTTGCTGCAGGAGAATGGTCAATATACATAGATGATTCCTTTGGGGCTAACGGTAGGGTATACTTTACCAAAGATACTGAAGGAGCTTTAGAAGGACCAACAACACCGATGAGAGCATGGTTTTCTACAGCCAGTAAGTATGTGATCACAGATAACTTTGATACCAATAGTATGCTATACGATACATCATCTTCTATAGATCTAACATCTCCTAAAGCTGTAGATAACATGTATAGTGCTATACGCTTAGTCATGGATGATTACTTAATTAAAGAAGATGGTTCATTCTTGGCTGATAGTGAATTCTTTAGGGGTAAATGGATAGCCCATCCAACTGTACAAGAATTTTATAATACCACAAGAGAACTAAGGGAATCTTCTCCAGATTATACTGAAGAGCATGAGTACAAAAGAGTAGTAGAGAACCTTGCTAATGCTATACATCTAGGAGAGATACCAATACCAGGAGAGATGGACACAGAAGGTAATTGGATTAGCCACCCACTTACACATACCCCAACTTCAGTAAGTTCTAATAGCAAAGCATATTCTTATAAGAATGCTGTACATGACTACATAAATATTGCAGGTAGTTTTCCATCACAAGAAGTGTATAGTATGATAGGAAACCAATTAAAAACAAGAGCAGATATTGCGATATGGGCTCTCAACTCTCACAGAGCCTCAGATAGTATAAAGTACCCCTCTGAATTTGCTAGACAGGAAATGATAAACCTAGACCAAGTATCTATACATCCTAATCCAGAAGACTTTACTCATGCAGAACTAGGAATCTTTAGAGATTCTTTTGGCGGGGAACGCCGGGATACTGAAACTAAGCTTAGTCATCAAATCAGGAAGTCTCAATTAGATCAATACTTTAATCTCTATGGAGATGGATACCCTGTCCAACTAAGACTGAGTATGCCCGATGGTACACCTATAGATGATTTTCCTACGTTATATGTTCGTAATATATACAGGGATATAGATGGTCGTTGGGTTAATGAACAGACAAGGAGTCCTGCGTTTGTAATCAACCAAAATAATATGGATGGTGCAATTACTAGAGAAAAAATTAAAAACCAAAAAGGGAAAGCATTTAGATTGGTAAGCAAAGACTCTCCAGATTTTGAAATCAATATAGTATTTCCTGATAATGTACACAATGAAGTACGAGGAGAAATAGAGGAAAAAGGCATGAGAGTTAAGTGGGACTGGAACCCAATGCAAAGGGGAGTAGCTCCTTTTATTACAGCCAAAAAAATATCTGGTGATTTGAGGGGTGGTGAGTTTGTCTTACCTTACACTTTCTCGCCATTCATACAAGAACGCTTGACTTCTGATCTTAAATAGGAACACATATGACAACATTCACAACACATCCGGCATTTAACCAAGGTCCTAGCTTTAGCGACCGACTCCGTTGGGCTAGTGATAGAGCTCCAAGGGCAATCTTTCCTGCAGCTATGAAGACAGAGATCATGGATGAAGCAGCAAGAAACAAAGTACAGGTCAATGATTCAGGGAAATCTGGAGATCTCTCTTTTTATACAGGACACCGAAGAACAGATGTTGATGACTTCTGGAAACCTAGGTTACTAACGAATAGAGCACACTGGAGATCTGGACTCTATGGAGCCTCTCCGTTTGCTGTGAATTACGATAGACAACTTGCTAATATGGAAGATAAGAATATAGAATCAAGTCCATGGAATCTTTGGGGTGGACTAACGGCAGGACAAGATGAAGAGTGGAAACTAACAGATCTTAATCCTGTAGTTGGTATGGTGAAATATAATGCAAAGGCTATTAGGTGGTTATCTAACAACTGGAACTTTGATTCGGTTATAGAAATGACCGAACAAGTAGACCCAACCTTCAAGGATTTTAAGACAGACGGATGGATAGATGCTCTAAATAAAGAGTTTGGAAAACAAGCAGATCTTGCTCGAAAAGCGTTAGAGCAGAACGGGTGGGACCCAGAGAGTCATGGGATAGGAACTAAGAATGCTCAAGCATACACCTATCTAGCAAAAAGAAGACTAAGGGATATCTATTTACAACAATGGGCTCAAAGTAGATATGATTACCAAGATTATATAACAGGGGAAAACTCTAATAAAGTCTTTGGAGATATAGGCAAAGGGCTACTTGTAGATATCTTTACTGATTACGAGATTGCTCTAGATACAGTGGTAACTATACCTCTAACAGGAGGAGTTGGGACACTACTAAAGACAGGGGGCGAAGCACTAAAGGCAGCTGGACGAATTAAACGACTTGCTGGAAGTATACGCAAAGGAAAATACTCAGCTATGATTTGGGATACTATAGATGTTCCTCTAGGTGTAGGTAAGGGAGTAAGAAAAGTTAAAGTACTTCATTTAACAGATTCTAAGGGTATCGTAAAAACTGCACCAATCTTTGAGAATGAGGTATTAGAACTAAGGAAACTAGGAGTACTTAAAGACGTTCCTTTGATTGGTAAGAAACTCGTCACAGGAAAAATGCTAGTGGGAGAATCCCGACTAGCACAAAGATTTGCACAAGGAACTAGTGAAAAATTAATAAGTAGTATGGGATGGGGCTCCATAAAATTAGGAAGTGTTGCAGAATTTCTAGCTTTTCAGAATGCTTCGAGAAGTGTTGCATCACTAGGACACACCGCATCTGCTTCAGGTATCTGGGGAGCAGCCACAGGAGTGGGCTGGTCTATTGGATCTCAGAAAGACAGACGGATAATAGCAGATCTTACTTATGGTATAGGTAATCATGACGTTACCTTTAGTGGGGGAGAGGCAGTACAAGCTTCACTGCTATTTGGTGGTGCTGGTTTTGTTCTTGGTGGAGTACTCTCTGGTTTATTTCGCGGCTCCTTCTATACGAATTTTTGGAATAGTGCTAGGAAACATGGGTGGAACCCAAGTGAAATGTGGAAGAATCGAGTATTAGGACACTCCCCAACTACCACGGTCGACGGAACTCCCGAAGGTCTTATAAAACAGTTAACGAAAGACCACTACCTAAAATTCTTAGCTGATATTCTTGATCAAACGGCAGGAGAAACAGGACATGGTGCACGATTATTAGACGATGCTATGTTCGAAAAAAACCATTTATTGGCTGATGATGTTGGTATGTTCTTAGAGTATATCTATAAGAAACTAAATGGAAACTATATTCCTATTGAAGCATTAGAACCAATTATAATGAGGTTTATAGCAGACGCAGGTAAACATGGACCTGCAAATTTAACAGAACGCCTTGCTATGAATAAAAAAAGAGCAGCTGAACTATGGAGAAAAGCACGTAAAAACATCTCAGAAGAAAAGGGCAAACCAGCCATAGAAGTTCCTGTGCCAGAAAGAGACCATTCTGGTTTAAATACTTTTCAAAGAACTAAGTTAACTACCCTTCAAAATGATATTGATACTATTCGTAAGAGAGCTAATAGAGAAAAGAAAAATGGTAGAGTGGAAGATGAGACACATAAAGCATATGATGAGGCTATAGATGCTCTAGAGAAATGGTATGAAAAAGAAGGAATAGACTTCTTGCCCACAGAGATGATACCTGAAATTAGATTTAAGGATTATAATTTTTCGGTTACAGAGGAAGGGGCATTCTTAGCTAAGCTAATCCAAATAGCTGAAAGTATAGAAGAAGCAGGATGGCGTGGTGCTCCTAAAAAAGAAATCAAAGGACTTGAGCAAGATTTTGCTAGGGCACTTGAATCAATAGATAAGACCTTTGCTCGAAGGGATAAGAAAACCCGATTACAAGCTCTTGAGGATGATATTAATATACTTATGCCGGAGATTAGAAAAGCAGGAGACGAGGGACAAGCTTTAGTTAAAGAGAAACTCTTAAATCTCTTGGTAAAAAAACTAGGAGCAGAGTCTCCGCAAGGTGATCATGCAAAAAGTGGAGCATGGTTTGATAGGGTTATGAGAAGTGGACCAGGTAAGGGTCTTACTAAGATTGCAACTCTTGGCTCTGGTTACTCTAGTATGGTGTATAGTATAGCTCATGAGATACGTCTACTTGCTCGAATGATTGATAGTAGCCACGAGGCTTTAGCAGATGATATAGCTTTGTTTGGTCGTATGAGGTCTGTATGGTCTGCACAGCGACAAGCATTTAGAGACGGTGGTCATGTAGTTACTGCTGTAAATAGGGCTGAGACGGAGCTAGGTGTTGTTTCAACTAATGTTATTCAAGACATAGTTTCAGCAAAACGACTAGCAGGTGAGGCTATCACAGCAGAAGACTTTTCAAGGGCTGGATTTAACTTTAGAGATACTGTATCTGCTCTTAAGCATGCGGAGGATATCTCGAAAGCAGTACAAACCTTTTTTGGATCTAACTTAGAGAGGGGTGTGGAAGTACAACTCCTTAAAAAAGCAATGGATTCTGATAGATACATATCAATGATGTTTGTTGATACACTTCCAGATTCAGAAATCTTACGAATCGGTAGAGAAGCATGGGAAATCCAAGCCAAAGAACTATGGCTAGATAAAACAGTAGCGTGGGTTGAACTAGAAGCATTGGGTCTTCTCAATCTAGCTAAAGATGAAGGAGGAAACATACTAGGAATCCATAGTATTCCAGAAGATTCTTTCTTTAATGTAGGTCTCCCAGTTCAAGAGATAGAGAAACTACTAACCAAACTATCTAGAGAAGACTTGAGAGCATGGCAAGGTCTTGCAGATAGAAATAGAATAGCACAAGGTCTTGACGTACACCCGAACCGATTAGACAATCTTACAGCCACACTCGAAAAGAAGAGATTAGATATTAATAAAGTATCTCCAGAAACTGTAGAGTCTTATTACAAAGGCTCCAAAGGCAGATACTTAGTAGCTCTTGGAGAAAATAATCTACCTAAAGCAGCAAAAGAACTTTATACATTACAGAGACAAATCTCTGAATTCAAACGATTTAATCCAGAATCATCTGTTGAACATTCTTTATATCTTAAAGAACATTTACAACATCTTGAAAAAGAATATGGTATAACTATTGTTGATCCAATGAGCCAACCCTACACTAAAGACGTAACATGGATTGTAGACAAGTGGCACTCAGATCCAAAACCTGGTGCTCTAACAAAAGATCCTGTAGTTATTGCAGTGAATCATCCAGAGGTTCGGCGAGGTACTAAGATTCTTAAAGAAGCTAGAGTAGTTGTCACAGATATCGTAGGTGCACAAGATATTCCTGCAGTGGGGTATATGAAAGATCTCGCAGATTCTATTGGAGTGGTTGAAAAGGGACAGAAGGTAGTACATACTCCTGTGTCAGGAGAGCCTAGATTTACTGAGCCATTAGTTATCGAAAAGATTGTTATAAAGACATCAACAGAAGACCTTGATGCAACAAGAGTTCTAAGAGCTAATGAGATTTATAAGGATAAATACCAAGGGGAAGTAGAAATCGGTGCCTTGACAAAGGATGAAGCCAGACGGTATGCAATGGAAGATGCCACTAGAGAATTAAAAAAGGCAAAACCTGAGGAGTATACGCACACTATGGTCAAGGTAGAAGGAATAGATGACCTAATCCCAAGCCATGAACTACAGACTGTAGGAAGAAACCTTACACCTGATGAGTTCGATGGAGCAGCTAAGTACTTACGATACAATAGTTTGTACAACGCAGAAGACTATGATATGCTTGGTGCACACGACCTTATGACTCTAGTGGAGGCTCTCTCTGGAACTACGCTTAGTCCTATAGAAATAGGCATAACTAAAAGAGCATTGAGAAACAGTGGGATTACATCCTCAGACTTAACAGAACATCTCACGACCAGTCAATCTATGAGAGAACTCTTTTCCTTAGCAATGCAAAACGATATAGATATCTCTACGTTTATCCCAGCTTATTTACAAAAGACAATCCAAGATGCATCTAAAGTTAACAGAAGAAATGTTGTTACATGGCTCAATGAGACTAACCCCAAGCCAGCTAAATCAGAACTACTAAAAGCTATAGGAACACCAGATAGAGTTAAAGAAGCAGTAGACCTAATAAACAAACGGATCTACGATCTTGAAGATCTTCTTCCTGAGTCATCTATATTGGTTGAGCGTGGTGTAATCTCTTTAGACGACGACGGAGTAGCCTCGCTACTTAAACCTCTCCAAGGTGAAGATCTTGAGGTTTATACAGCAGCAGTAAATAAAGTAAAATCCAAGTATGAATCTCGTCTCACAACCGAACAACTAGGGTTGATCCGAAGAGAAGAGTGGGATACATTGGCTGCTACTTCTACTGATATCCTACATAAGATACACGAGATAAAACAAGGATTCATAAATGATAACCTAGCTAGAATTTCTAGCGGAGAAGCTTCAGTTAACAATCGAATAGCAATGACTAATGCTATAGAAGAAGAATTTCCAGGACTGAAGCTATGGGATCCAGCAGATGATATCTCTGATGATATCTTCAGAGCTTCTGTAAGTAAATGGGAAAATTCTTTTGCAGACGCACACGGTACTGGGCTTCATAGAGAAGCCTCAGATTTCGTAGGTCCTCCTAAACCAACAGTAGAGATCAAACAACCTAAGGTAGTTGACCCTATCACACCAGAGGAAATGGCTAGCCATATGGCTTCTGATACACAGGTGGGTAAGGTGTTAGATGAAAGCTCTAAGAAGAATGCAAAACATGTTACACAATCCCAGAGGGTACAAAAATATTTCCCCGAATCAACATCAGATCAACTTAAAGATAGGAAGTATATTGCTTCTAAGATGGCGGAAGTTAAACGCTTAGAATATCTAGATAATGTAGATGCTAGGATTACTTCTGATCTAAATAAAGTATCCGCAGCAATCTCTGAAGTAGAAGAAAGAATTGGAGCACTTAGAGAACTTCCTCCGGAAGTTATGAAGGAACATTCAGACTTGTTGGTTAAGGAGATGATTCTTCGTACTGACCTTGCAGAGGCTAAAATAAAGAGAGAGTTTGGTGGGTATGATAAAGATGTAGAGAAACTTGAGAAGGAGATTTTAGATAAAGTAGATGATATGCTTGCCCTTGATGAATCAGACTTAGCCCTAAGAATTAAGGGAGATAGGTTAGATTTCGAAGAGTCCCTACCGTCTGCATATAGAGGAATGAGTCCTGAAGACATCAAACAGAGTATAGTAGATCTAAAGGAAGTTCGTTCTGATGTTATCAAAAGAAAGAAAAAATACAAAAAGGACTCACCTAAATATAATAAAGCTTTAGGTGAAGAGAGAGCATTATCTGGAGGTATTAACAAACTTGAAGCTAGTATGGATATCGCTGACCAAGCGGTAACCTCGATCTCAGCTCTTCAGGATGAAATGAGTTTAGCTGTAGCTAAACTTGAGGACAGAATACTTAAGATACATGGAACAAGAAAATTCATGGATCCTAAGGCAGATGAAGTCATTACTCACATCCAGAATAAGCTTGATAAGAATATTAAAAGACAAACTAAGTTAATACCCTTAAATACATTAGAGGATCGTATGGATCGCCTAATGTTAGATAGAGAGAGGTTGAATTATATTAAGACTCTCAGAGATGAGAACTACGATCTTACAGATTTCTCTAAGGGTGCTACGCTAATGGAATTGTTAGACACAAAGTTACATTGGTGGGAACAAGGTAAGCTTGCAAAGGAAGCTAATGCTGAACTGAAGTTAGAGACAGAAGCATTACACAAAGAGTTAGCTAGGGTTGAACAAAAAGTCTTTGGCACAGGGGAACATGCTTTAATTCCAGAAAGAAAAAGAACAGGGACAGTAGGAGACTACATATATCTCATGTCTAGACGACCCGAAAGAGCAGAAGAATATCTAAAAGGTATCGCTGTTGCAGCATTATCCTATGCTAAGAAGAAGGGGTGGATAGCCACAGAAGCTAATACTTCAATAGCACCAGAGTCCCTTCTTGGTCAAGAGATGGAAGATATACTTCAGGATTTCTTTACGATGGCAACCCTACCTTATCACAAGTATAATACATCTCCGGTAGAACAGATAGTAGCATACGCTAACGCTAGTGGAAATCCAATGACTCCCCATAATGCTGACTACCTAGCCAAGAACTTATTCTCTTACGAAAGAGTGTTGAATCCAGATACGGGTAAGTATTTCGATAGACGTGTACCAAAGAAAAGACGCTTCAGAGGCGGAGAAGATTCTAAAGTCCCTATGGGTCTTTTAATCTACCAAGCAGCTAATGAAATCAGAAGACGAAGGGGTGGACTTACCAAGCTTCTACAATATCCTGAAGCTAGAAAGCATGCCAATAGTCCATACGATGATCTCTTTGATCCAGATAGTGGAGATTGGGCAGGATCTATAGACAGATTTGCTGATCCTTTTGGTTACGAGTATGGTTCAACCTTTGGTAAACCATTAGCTTCTCTAGAAGAATTAGCAGGACGGGAACAGTTTAACGAGATTGTTAAGTCTTACTTTGGTAAGACCGCAGGACTAACGATTATAGAACAGGCGGAGAAGGATCGTCAATATGCTTTGGTTCGTTTAATTATGGAACAAGATAAAGGTGGTTCACGTATTCTTCGTAGAGGTAGAGAAAGAACCGTAGAAGAAGAATTGTCATCACGAGAAGTTAGAGTGAAGAAAGATAGAGTATTACGAGAAGAAGAATTCCCTCATCGTAGTGAAATCTATAGAAAGGATGGAGTAATTCGTCCTGACAAGGTTGCAAAAATGCTTAGAGATCGTGGGTTCGCAGATGCTTCAGTAGCTACAGTAAGATCTGATATCAACGCACTAAAGAACTTCTATGCAGATAGTTTGTCTATCTTTAAAGAAGTAGAGGGATCTGTACGTATTCTCAATTCATCACCAGAGACTTTCCGTAAATGGCTCGACAAGGCATTCTCTGGAGATACTCACTCGTTTATGGGTAAACCGTCTCAACAACTAATAGATGTTAAGATGGATGGTAAGTCTCTCATGGATAATTCGAAATATTATCTTAGTAATGCTGACGAACTAGAGGTAAAACTTCTTGGTTCAGTTTTATCTGAAGGAGAGAGAGAAGCTGTTATACAACAAATGAAAACACACCTAGATGTATACACAAGAGACTATGATAGATTCTTAGATAATATTGTAATCTATGGTAGTGATCCTATTAGCTATATGAAAAATCGTATGATGTTAATTGAAGAAGAACTAAGTAAACCAAGATTTACTTATATAGAGGATAACAAATGGTTCGTAAAACATGGTTGGGCACGACCTGATAGAGAGAGAGCTTTCGTTATATCTAAGGGAGACTATGCTAGGTATAATAAACTCCAGATCGAAAAAGCAGTACTCCGTCGTAAACTATCGAATATCAAGAAAGATATCTACACAACTCTTGCTAGGGATATCGAGCAGTTCGAGGTTCCTGTAGTAGCTAAATGGTTACCAGATGCAGCACATGGTGATACTATGTTCAAGCTAAAGGATCTGTTAGATACCGATGCTATACGTAAGAAGGACTTCCTAGCTATGCATAAGATGACAGACGCTCAATGGAAGAGTACTATATATCCTCATCTTGTTAAACTAAGAAAAGAAGGATTCGTTGATACTGTAAATAAACGATGGCAGCTCACAGAAAAAGGCAGGAACCATGTAGATGCTAACGAACCCATAGTAATCAATGTTCATACCCCAAGAGACTCCTTCAGTCCTGTGGTTAACAAAGAACTACTATCGAATACTCAAGCTAAGAAGTTACTAGGATTATCGGACTCTAGTACTATAAAGATACAAGCTAGAGATAAGCAGGGCTTTACTAAAGCTATGCGACAACAATACAACAACATGGTTACCCTTAAGAGACAGTCGATAAAGCGAGGGGATCTTAAGATGGTAGCCATGTATGAATCCCAAATACGGGCTCTTAAGGCTCAGGCTATAACAGCTGAGACTGAGGTGGGTATGATGCTCATGAAAGAGTTACGTCAGATATATAAAGAATTGGAAGATATTCGTAATATGAGGATGTATGGTCAGGAAGTGGGACCCAATGCCTTTAAGAAATTCAAGAACCTAACTAAGGTTTATGAAAAAGGAATGAAGAGAGCTCAATTTCTAGAGGTTAGAAAACATCAGATTATCGACAGTCTCCAAGAGATCTTAGGTAAGAAGATATATAAGGATGGAGCATTCGCTCCCCCTACGTCTTCCGTATTCTCTACTAGTAAAAGAAAACTCATGAGTACTGCAGATGTAGGAGAAGACGTAGGTACTACATCCTCCGCTGCAGGGCTCATAGAGAAACTTGAGAAGGCTGGGATTGACCCCGAAAAGATTAATCCTAACTACCGTGGATCAACAGATGCTCTTACAGCTGATGAGAAGTACGGAGAGGCTCTCACAGGTATTTCGGATCATTATACGGGACGGGCGAAGGAAAAATATAAAAACAATATGACGGCACTACAGGATGGTTTATGGGCATGGTCTCGTAGAATGAATGGAGAGCGAGCTGGTACTGGTTCTGGTTTTGATCCTATTATGGCAGGGAAGTATAGAAATCCTGATGGGTCTCCTCATATGGGAGACCACTCTAGAGTATTTAGCGCAGAGCTTCTAGTTAAGTATCCTGAGTTTAGAAAGAACTTTGAAACCGATCTTAGAAAGATTGTTGCTAATTATTCTAGAACTATGGGTGCTCAGATTAGAGCACAAGAGGTTCTTAATGATTGGATGAAACACCTCATGGTAGGCGTAGATCAAAAATACTTAAAGAATATTAGGTGGGATGATATCTTTGATCTCATAGAAGCTAGAGTAAATAACATGACTGAGATTATTAATAAGTCAGGCACGATGAAAATAGGAGGCGAAGAGCGTAGGAGTTTGGTAGATGCTGTAAAACTTGCTAAGCATGCATATTATGATATGATTGGCAGACCTTATCACGAAGGATGGATGGAGCAAACGAGTCTGGTAAAAGCAGCTAATAACGTAGCCCAATCTATGTTTGGACCTGGTATCTCAACAGCAGTAGCATTGGTAGAGTTTCCTATGGCTATTCTCGCTCGATCAGGAGACCTTGGTGGTCTTGTGAATGGTATGGGAATAGCTGCTCGGAATGTCAAACATATGAATACACTCGAGCGTAGTGACCTGGAGGGGACTTCGTTTGTTTTAGATAACTACGTACACTCGGGTTTACATAGACATCTTTCTTCAATAGGAGATGATTTAGAATCTAGAGTATCAACCAGAATTCGTATGGCATGGTCAAAGATGTTTGAGGGTAGTGAACGAGTAGGAACCATGGATAAAGTTATGGAGAATATAAACAACTTTCTAGAGGGTACAGCTAAAATAGGCAGTGAACTCTCCGGTTTACGTCAGGCAATCAATTTGGTCAAAGCCGTAGCCGTAGGAAAAGCCAAGTATACTATAATGAAAAATGTAGATGGTCTTATGAAATTTGGAGAATTATTAGATATTCATAAGATAAAGACAGCCTCTACTCCAGGGGAGAGGGTAAAGTATATCAAAGGAATAGCTAGAAAAGCCGGAGTTAATCCTACTCTAGCGTTTCGGTGGTATCGGGCAGGATTGGTAGGAGATAATGATGGGATACTGTTGGGTAAGGTTGTTAAGAATCTTCTTGGGATGGGGTCTACACTAGAGGGAAAATCCTTTGACCTTGGGCTCATGTATCGAGGTATGGTTGAAATGGAGCATACTGTAGGGGCTGGTAAAGCTTTATATGAAGATGTCTTTGATCGTCTAGCGTTATTCTTAGAACTACATGCACACGATCTCTCACCAGAGCCTAGAGGTCTCGTGAGGTTTGGAATGTACAATAGTCCACTCGGTCGCTTGTTTGCATTCTATGCTTCTTACCCCATCTCGTTCTTTATGGCATACTTTAAGAAAAACCCAAGTGAGATGGGAACTATAGGAGCTTTGGCTACTATTTTAACTCTTACAGGATTCGAGGCATTTCATATGCAGGTTCGTGCACTACAGCGGGGTGATGACTGGGATGAGGTTGCTGAGAAATGGAAGGAGAATCCTTGGGCTATGTTGTTTAGACATGGATCTAATACTCCATGGTTAGGGTATACTAATGGCTTAATTAGAGAAACTGTGTTCTTACCTGGCATTAATAAAATTCTAGGAGATAGAGATTATCCGGTTTCTGTAGGACATACTGCGGGTCTAGGGGCTGTAACTAAATTATTTGATTCTCTACGAGATGTTGTTAAAGGGAATCTACTTACCCGGGGTGCAAATAACGCATCCAGTAATATGCGATCTATTGATCGTCTTATGACTGGTTTTGATTTAGAAAGTGGTGGTGAGTCTGCACAGGCTAGTAAATTCTTCGAAGTTCTTTATGATACAATGCTTCCTACGAAGGCATTCTATTGGGTTCTAATAGATAAGATGTTTGATTATGAATTTGATCCTCAGGTATCTGATAATCAGGAAGTAATCATGAGAGCATATAGACCTATCCTAGAAGCTTTAGAGCAGTCTGGAGATTCGAAAGAATTCGAAAGAATAATGAGAGAGCTTAATAAAGAGCACTTTAGTAATAAACGTATACATCCAAGTATGCCCAGTAGAGAGACTCCATTATTTCCACAGCAAAGAAAAGATGTTCCTACCCCTACGGGACCAATGCCAGAGTTCTATAAACCAAAGAGCGTTCCACAGGTAAATCCACAAGATGTTGTGGCTTCTTTATTGAAGACCCCTACATATAGTAGTATACCAGAGGATTTGGTCTAAGTGTCGTAGAAACGGGTATAGTAGTAAGTGTATACATAGTTCCTAGGATCCTAAGGATACTTTCCCACCTTTATATTAAAAGTGTGTAGATACATTCAAAGTATCCTTAGGTCCAAGGACCTAATTTCAAAGTGAGAAGCTCTTTGTGTATCTTGGATCTCTAAGGTATGCGGATTATGGATACTCTATAGGGTATCCTAGGAATCGACTAGGGGGTCGAGAATATACACGGGGGTATTAGATACTTGGCGCAACGCACGTCCCCCGCCGTCCCCCAAAACAAGGGGTCATACAGGGGCAATAACGCATCCTATGGGGATTCATGGGCTAATAATCAGGATTGCCTCTCGTAAACCCTTGGTATCAAAGGACTTATGACGCTGTACGGAATCCACATTGGTAGTATGCAGGGTCACTGTGACAACCTGCTTTTTTCCCCTCGTACGTGTAAGGAGACATGAAAATGACTGACGCACGAATCATCGAACAGGGCGAAGCCCTGCTCAACACACCTGAGTTACAAAATCGCAAATGGTTCTTGAACGGCAACTTGCAACGCCAAGTTACCCGCCTGAAAAACGGCACAGGAAACCTTGCTCACGCCCGCAAGAAAGTCCTCGCCCGCGTGGGGAACGTGCTCAAACACAACAAAATGGAAATCAAGTGATTTCACGCCCGTGTTGAGAATCCCAACGACATCCCTTCCTTCGGGCGGGGCTGTCTATTGCGACTCTCGCATAACCCACGCACAAGGGGTACGACTTGTGTTTCACACGGGGGATTGGAGGCAGTTTTGGTACTAGCCACAATCAGAGACGGGCGTATAATACGCAGGACGAACTTCGCATGGATACCACAAGGACAAACACGCCCTGCGTGGGGTAAGCGTGGGGGTCGCTGGCATTGGAAGCGTGGCTTCGTGCCTTTCCTCGCTACGTGCATGAAGGACATCAAGGAATCGCAACTGTGTCCCGCCTCAGCACCTAACACACTAACGCTCGCATGAGCCCCAAGCGTGAGGGTATCACGCACAACGGAGATTTGCTATGAATTATCACACACCTGACGAGTGGTATGACGCTTGGGAAGCGTATACCACGCAAGGCTAAACGCCCTTGCCTTACGACTCCTGTTCGCAGGAGTCGGTAGGCGTGAGCGTTTGACTCACGAACCCTGCATGAGGGACATCATGCGAAACTGGAGGTGTCTTATGGCTACAAGCCTTAAAACACTCGAAGCACAAGTGGCTGAACTTACAGCACTCGTGACCATCCTTGCTACGCAAGGGGCATCGGTTACCGTAACCGAAACGAAACCAGCGAAGAAATCCCGCAAGAAAAAGGCGAAAGCCCCTAAAGCGTGGAACTACTACGCCATCGGCAAAGTAGCCAAAGTCGCACTACGCAATGACTTGAAAGACCTCTTGCGTGAAACCTGTGAAGACGATGGCGACTTCGTAGGTTGGACTTGGAAAGAACTCGTAGCGTGTGCTGATGACCAAGGCGTGGACTACTCACACCTCATCGGTTAATCGTTAGCGTGTCCAATTCACAGGCTCTCTCGCCCACGGAGAGAGCCTGTGTGTAGCACTCGCTAAACCCTGTCACGCAGGGATGGTATGCGTGGAACAGTTTGTGAAAGGAATCTTATCACATGAAACGACTCATCCGAAATCTCCTAGCAACGCTATATGGTGTGCCTACATCACATTTGCGTTACTCAGGACGAACCCGTACTTGGTACATTGGTAACGAAAATTGCCCATTAGAATTAGGCAACGATGCCTACGATGTTAGCCTCGCTACCTATCGCAACCTCGCCAAGAGTGTTGGCATCGTCTATATCGCCAACCATTACGCCACGAACATCGTTCGTTAAGTTTCCCTATCGGGTTCAATTCAAATGCTCCTCTCACCTGAGGGGAGCATTTGTGTAGCACTCGCTAAACCCAAGCACACAGGGATGGTATGTGTGTAAGAACGTGAACAGGAGATGTCTATGACACACCCCAACACGCAAGGAGTTCACTCCGCAACGAAGGCTAACGACCTTCATGCACGACTGAACTTCGAAGAAGGTTCCACAGACCGCCTAGTGATTGAGTCCACCAATCGCACAGGTAGTGGCTGTGGTTCATCACCCACACGATTCGTGGCTCGCACGAAAGAAACCCGCAAGGAATACCTTGCACGTCATGCAAAGAGAGCAGAGGCTGACCGCTTACGTGAGAGGCATATGAAGGATGTCCAACGTGGCATCTTATCCATGCAACTCATAGACGACATGTCGGACGCTATTGCAGAAGCGAAGGATATGGTATGATACTCACGGTATCAACATTCGTGGTATGTAGCGTATGGGGCTACATACTCTGGTCGGTATGGCAAGAATATACAAACAAAGGAGATGTGATATGAAACAACCAGAAACCGAAACCTACGACTCGTACTGCTGGTTCATCTATCCTGCTATAAGCAAGGACGGAGAACGTGTCGGTACTGTACAAGAATTGTTCCCACCTTCGGGACAAGAGAATACGTATGGGAATAAAACCCCAACGGAGATACGGGCGTTAGCATTCGTAAGATTATCAGAACTAGAACGGGAGCATGATACTGAGAATGTAAAGGTAGACATGAGTTTGTATAGAATAATCAACGAATGTGGGGAGGAATGCTCGGTGCATTCAACGCTAGAAGAAGCGAAGGCTGCCTTGGCAGTAACCGAGAAGCATATGGATGATAGTATGTCGTATGAAATCAAACGCATCACGAATCTTACACCATCCTTATCAAGTGTCATCGTAGCGGGGGAATTACTTGCGAGACAGGTATGGACAATCGCTTCTGGCACTGACGAGGCAATGCCTGTTGAATACAAAGTCATACTCATCGAAGAAGAGTATGGTTTTAAGTATTGGATGTGGTTCTGTCTAGGAACTATCGAAGATTGCCTCAAACGCTTCGCAGATAACAGACCAGATAGTTGTCTGGTTGAGGTCAGCGTACTTAACGATGGGCAAGCCAGCATTGTTAGTGAGATTAACTACGAAACATACGATGCTGCTATGTACATAGCCGATGGACAAGCACATTGGCATGAGCCAGATGATAGTAACATCTACATCAAAGATGAAACGGGAAAGCGTTTCGGATGGTATGAGGTAGAAATGATTAAGTCAAGATGCCCAGATTGCGTTGATAATCCACGGGGATGGTGTGATTCTCATATCCCTGTGGAAGACTTGTGTAAGAAGCACGATTGTTGTGAGGACTGTCTTCATTGTGAAGCGTGTCATGACGAGTGCGACCACCCTAATTGCCGTTACGGCAGAAAGACCACATAGATACATGTATGTGTATACTTGAGAACCTTTGTCCTTTGTCATCAAAGGATTAACATGTACACATATGTATATGATATAAGAATCCTACCAAAAGAGGAATCAAAGATTACATATGTACATGTATGTGATATAAGAATCCTACCAAAAGAAGAATATGTATGTGTATGTACATATGGGTTTAACTATGGGACTACCCAACCCAACCACGTATGGTGCAAAGCACCAAAGGAGTGTCCACTATGGCACAAGCATTTATTAGCATGAGTACTCAACAACTCAAGGAACATGGCGGAGAGAAAGCAATGGCTGAACTACAAAGACGAGCAGACAATGGCTCAAAGTATGCAGGTAAGGCATTAGAGGAACTTGGTGCAACTGTGAATGTGAATGGGAAACCTGCTAGTGAAGCAGAACCTACACCTGACAACACACAAATTGATGCTATCCTAGCATTACTTGGACAACTTGGTGTTCCCACGGACAGTTTGAAAGCAATGAAAGCAGATGCTTCTCCTGTCCCTGTGAAACCTAAGTCCAAGAAGAAACGCAAGGCATCCGAAACAATCACAGGTGCTAACATCCAACGAACACGGGATGATAACGGTTGGACTTGGGAATGCATGGGTGTATGGGATGGTGATAAGGTGAGTAAAGATCACGAAATCACAGGACACAAGGCACAAGGTAACACCAACAATGAAGCAAAGAATGCGTTCTATGCTCCATTCAAGGAAGCAGGTGTATACTTGGCTCGTCCATACTACAACGATGTCATTGACAATCGTGCTAATCCATTGACCGATGCGATTAGCAAGGCAACAGGATACGAGGCACTAGCCCCTGCTGAGATGACACGGGAACAGTTGAAGTCAGCCCTTGGATTGCCTGAATCATGTAGCAAGAGGACTAGTACATTGGTGGATATGCTAGCCAAACAGAACCTTGCTCATGAAGATGCGACCGATACAACAGAGCAAGTACAGCGAGGCATCGCCAACTTGTTAGAGAAGTTCGGTCAGTAAGTTAGATACATACACGGTACTACGGTGTACCCTAGCGTCTGTCTAGGGTACACCAAGTACATAACAACGGAGGTTCTATATGAACAAGCATGAGATTCAACTCGCTATTGAAAACCAAGTTACGGGTACGGCATTCGATGCCAACCCAATCTCCACACTACTAACGCAAGCACTAGAGCAGGTGTTCGACCGCTTTGAGTGTACGCCTAGATGGGTGAGGGCGGTGAAAGATATGGGTATGGAAGGTGTATCCTTCGTTACTATCTGTGCGTTACTTGAGTACACCTCGGAAGAAGGTGGGGTAGCACAGGCACATGGTGTAGTGGGTACGATAAGCAATCGCCTTGTCTATATGTGTGAGTATGATAAGAAAACAAGATGTCTACTAGCGTGGAATATCTTGCATACTTGTAGAGAGTGTGGGTTAATACGAGTTACCACCACTAAGGGCGGCGAACCTACCACTGTGGTAAGCATAACATCCCTGTTCAGAGAGTTGCTCGATACATATAAATTGTGGGGACTATGCGGATTGAACCGTAGACCTATGGTAGTACCGCCTATACAACACACACTATCAGAATCAGGTGGGTACTTGACAGGTAAACTACGCAAGGGTGTAGCGAATGGTAAATGGTCTGCCATTAAAGCCATGCCTGTATTAGATGCGTTGAACGCCTTACAAAATACATCGTGGCGTATCAATAGCGAAGCCATGAGAAGTATTGAGTTCCTTATGCAACCGTACATGGAAGCACGGGAAACAAACAAGTACGCTCATGACATGGCGTTGTTTGTGGCTCAGGAATTAGAAGGACATGAGTTATGGAATCCTACATACATAGACTTTAGAGGTAGAGTAGGGTATCAAGCAGACATCCTATCACCACAAGGTAACGACATGAGTCGTGGTCTGTTGGTGTATGGTAAATCAATTCCAATTACCAAAGAGGGGTGGTATTGGATGAGGGTACACATAGCCAACCAATGTAGTGGACTACCAATAGCAGACGGTAAGAAGATAGACAAACTATCATTCGATGAGCGTGTAGATTGGGTGGATGGCAACATAGAAACAATCCTAGATGTGGGCTATGACCCAATCGGACACAAGGAATTATTCTGGGAAGGATTCGGCAGTAAAGTTAAGACCTTCCAGTGTATGACTGCGTGTATAGAAGCGAAGAACATATCGGAAACAGGGATGACCTGCTTACCTGTAACTCTGGATGCAACCTGTAATAACTATCAGTGGTTCGCAGGTCTGTTGAAAGATGAGGACTTAGCAAGGCGTACCAATGTCCTACCGTGTGATAAACCGTATGACTTCCACACTGATGTAGCAGATGAGAATGCTAGGGCATGGGCTAACGATGAGAGAGACCATGACTTCATAGACATCTTTACTCAACACACTGATAAGCTGTGTGATAGAAAGGTAGGAAAGAATGCAACCCTAGTCATTGGCTATGGTGGCAAGCGTAGAGGGATTACAAGTAGGCTCATGGGTAAGAAGCATTGGGTTAATCTAGGCACAGAGGATGAACCACAGTGGACAGTAGGTGCTAACCCTGACAGTGTGATGGCTCAGATTGATATACCTGTGGACAAGCAATGGCATGCATCATTCGCTTTAGCAGGGGACTATGAAACATCCTTGTATGCAGTAGCACCATCGGCACTAGAGGTAACTAACTTCTTAAGAGCGTGTGTTAAGGTAGCCAATGATGATAACCAATGTATGGAATGGCTATCACCTAGTGGTGTACTAGTACGCAACCACCCTAACACTAAGATAGAGTTCAACCTTACAGCGAGTGAGTTGTTTGATGACCAGACAAGTACGCAACTTAAGTTTACTATCTTCGATACAGAACTTAACAAGCGTAAGGCTGTGTCATCTGCACCACCTCAGTACATTCACAGTATGGATGCAAGCCACTTGCATTACATAGTGATAGACATAAGCAAGGTAACAGCACACGTTAGCACAGTACATGATTGCTTTGCTACTCATGCTAACTTCGTAGGCTTGTTGGTAACAACAGTACCTACCGTGTTTAGAAAGATAATCGAAACGAATCCGCTTGAAGTATTGGCGGAAGTATACGAGGTAGAATGCCCAGAGTTTGGTACTTTGGATACCGAGTTGGTATCACAGGCTAACTACTTCATAACATAGGAGAACGAATACGATGAACGCACGACAACAACTAGAAGAAGGTGGATGGTCTGTCCAATTTATGAAGAACAAGGTATGTGTAGAACACCCTACTCACGGCTCTTTTAGAGTCTGCGATAAACGCTTTGGAGAGTGGGGATATGAGTGCGAATTGGACGAGGCTTTACAGTGGATACGTACACATATACATACGTGGAAAGAGAATCCTACCAAAAGAGAGAGTACAATAAGTAATGTACTTAATAATGTGGTAATGTATGAAGGAGATAAGACTATGAGTAATCCATTTATTCAGTATTTATCAGAGAAGCATGAGGCTGACAACGCAAAGGTAACAGCAGATGAGCAGGGATTCATTGATTCACTTGATGAAAACCTAATCGCTAGTATCATGGAGAGTGATAAGAGCATTGAGAAGTTTACCAATGCTAGGGAGAAGGGTCGTTACCTTCGTTGTAAGAACATGCTTGAACTTAGGACAGACAAGATAGCCGAGGTATTCTCTGCTATTGATAACGTCTAAGTTACATAGTGAACGCCAAACTTTTTAGGTTTGCATGTGGCTTCACTTAATTAAACCTAATATCTCACGGTGAAAAGTGCGGAGCAAGTGGCGTGATGCGGTTAGTTGTAACCAAGAGTAACAAAACAACAAACATTAGTATAAGAGGCTAGCGTACGTCCTAGGTTATCCTATATTACGCGGATAACATTATACTAATAACTCAGTATGATACTATTGGTGAGTATAAACAGTATCAACTCAACCTGTGATGCAGAGTATAAAAGCATCCGAGTGATAGCCGTAACCTATCCCAGTAACGGTCTGGAACAAAACCTGAAACCTGAGCACGTTGCAAAACTGCTCTACAATCTAAGGGGTGGTAGTAGTTGGAGTCCCCGTCGGTAAGCATCATAGAGTCGGGACAGATGCCCCTACTACTGCCCCACAATCTAAGACTCTGCCGAGTACAAAGCCTTTGGTGATACCTTAGGGTATGAAGATGATGTAAGATTCATTACGGTATAGACACGGTGGCTTGTGTCCAGAGTCAATAATCTAAGGGGAGTAGTAAGACTCGAATGTCCTTGAGACAATGAATTAGAGATAAGACCTATACCGAGGCTCTGCTACTGCTCCCCGACAATTTAATACCTGCCCCATCCAGACGGGTGCAATAATGTTCTTCGATAATGACAGCCCTACTCAGGACTGATAGCAACTGGCAATGCTAGTAACAATTACTTCATGTTCATCGCAGGTATATAATCTAAGTAACACTACGGTGCGACTAGTAAAGCAGGTTGTTTTTTAATTTCTTTAATAGGAGATAGGTATGGATATAAAATGATAGGAAGAAAGTACAATGGTCTGATAGTTGAAAACTATTGGACGAAATCTAATGGTGATTTAGAATTGTTATGTCTAAATCCGCAGACAGGTAAACGAGTTATTGTAACTCAGGAGATAAAGCGTTATGGAAAATCGAATGAAAGACGAAATCAATGGAAGCGTATCAGTTACTGAAGATGGTCAATGTATTATAACTGCCGAAACGAATGGAGAATCTGTTCGTATGTATGTTACTGTATCACCAGATTCTTTCCTCATACACTTTGATACCCCTAGAATGACCTCAGGTATAAAGGTATCAGATGTTATAGAGGCACGGGTAGAGATTGCTTCAGTACTACGAGAAGCATATGGGTTTGATGAAGAACTTATAGATTTATGTAAGTGTTGTATAGAAGAGAGTTGGAATGAGCCACATAATGTATACTTGGCTATCGAAAGTATGGTAGCAGATGCAAAGGAGTGGCTGTGATGATACAGTTAAATAAAGATGAGTGTGAAAACCTACTCGATGCCCTTCAAGAATGGGCTGATGTCGTTGGTTGTAAGGACTGTGAAATCTATAGAGATGACGAGATGTATGACCCTGATAATGAGGAACAACAATGCGTAGGCTTAGATAGTGATAGGTACTGTGAACTTGTAGAAAAACTGGAGAGCTGTGATGAGACATCCGACTGAAATGTGTTGCACTTTATGTGGTGAGGTAGATAACATTATCGAGTACCACTTAGCGGGGTACGAAGTGAATGATGATGGTTACAGTAACCTACCTGTATCAGGAGGGGTAGACTATCCCACTGAATACATATGGTGTGGTAACTGTGACGCTGAAACTGACATAGAGCCATTTGAAGACTGGCACGAGAGGACAACCAATGAAGAATGAACTAGATAAAGATGGCGATGTAATTGACTGGCGTAGCGTAGCCTCTTCCTTTTACCATGCATGTGGTGGGGATAATGGAGGATGTGGAGACCTAGACAGCGTTGATGCATTGTGTAATTACTACGGCTTTAACCTAAGTATAGAGAAGGATGAAGAAGATGAAGAATAAAATAGGTGTAGATGCGGGGTGTATCTGGGTAGGCGACCCATGTTATATCATGGGAGACGATGCTAGTTATAAAGTAGAGGACTGGCAAGAGTTCTGTAATACACTAGACTTTGATGCGACAGTACAAACACCCTTAGGTGAGGGTATAGGTATGCTTATCAATAGTGGCTATGGAGATGGCTGTTACCCTGTTGATATCGAATACTCTGGGGGAAGGGTAGCGAAGGTAACTATAACTTTTATAGGAGATGAAGATGAATAATCAGAATCCAATGAACCCTTACAGTAACTATAAACCACAGTGGGTATGTAGTGAGTGTGGTAGCAGTGATGTACAATCTATGGCATCTGCTTGGTTCGATCCTAACAATGACTTAGCGTTTGTGGATTGTGTGGAAGACTTTAGTATGGATTGGTGTTGTACCTGTGAAGGTGAGACATCACTTGATGAAGTCGAGCCACCTGATGACCCTTGGGGTAATGCTTATGGTACACCTAACTACTGGATACCACCCGAAGATGACGAGTACTGGGAAATACGAGTTGCTGGACACATATGGACACATGCTGACGAAAAGAAATACTGGATCAACAGACTAGGAGAATCCAATGCGACATGATATGAATGGGAATGTAATCCCTGAGGAAATAATTAAGAGTGATAGAAAGTTCTATGGTGTACCTGTTACTATAACAAGTACCATATGGGAATCAGGTATGCATATCTATGAGGCTGACTCACCTGAAGACGCATTAGAGAAGTATCTTGACGATACCACTGTGCCCTATGACATAGACTATACTGGATGGCAAGACCAAGAGTATAGGTACGATGAACTAGATGATCATCAAGACGTTGAACTAATAGAGAATGAACGGGCTGATATACAATGGCTACTGAAACGTGAACAGGAGGCAAAGGATGCTAACGATTGAAGAACTAATCATACTACGTGAGGCTCTTGATATGTATGCTAGGGGTATACTGAACCGTGAGTTTAGTACTCAACTACAAGAGATCGAAAGAAAACTTAATACTATGATGCAAGTACAAGGAACTGGATGATGATTTATAAAATAATTATTGACCCATCTGTGATGGAGTTTACAATAGATGCAGAAACATTTGAAGAAGCAGAGCAAGAAGCACTTGATGTGGTTCTCCAGCATTGGGAGATTGTTGAAGATGATACATAAACTATGCGACAGGTGCGGAGAGATGGAGTCGGTTGATTTCATGGTTCGCCTTGACGATGATTATTACTGTACCGAATGCGATGAGGAAATGGAAAAGGAGATTGAAGATGACTACAAACAACTGGATGTATGATCAGATGGTAAAGTTCTTGAAGGAGAACCCCCATAACGAACTTGCTGTTATATGGTTTGGACGTGATGAGGCTAACTGGGCTATCAATGATTATACTGATGATCCAGAAACACCTGACTTACAGGTTACTGATGATGAGTGGGCTGAGATTGCTGGTCGGTTCAATGATTTGGACTGGCAGTGGGTATCAGAACAATTCCGAGAGATTTGTGATGATGTATTTAAGGAGAGAAAGACATGACAAGCCAAGACTTACACATAATAGACACAGCACTAGAGTTACTGATGTCAAAACCTGCAGACATGCGGGATCGTAGACTTAAGAATGCTATCCATGATTGCATCCGATGCTTTCATGGTGGTGAAGTATGGGGCGAACGATACCATATAGAGATGGTGAATGCTAATATAGGTACACTCTCTGCTATATTGATGGAGATGGGAAAATGAAGAAGGATAAACCAAAGCAATGGGGCATCATAATTGATGGTAAGTGGTGGATCGAAGAAGATGGTAAGCCTAGTATTTACCAATTCAAACGACAAGCACAGCAAGATGCTGATGACTTTAACTCAATGAGGAAAAAGGGTGATACACCCTACCAAGTAAAGGAATATAAGTAATGTATATATCAGTAGATGTAGACACCAGTGAAGTAATTAGTGAGATGGAGCAGGAGATAGAGGAGATAGTACGCTTGGCATCCGATGCCGAGATAACTAAACAGTTCGAGACAATCCAAAAGGAACTCGAAGGTGTGATTCTTCGGCATGTGAATGAGAAGATAGATACTCTTGTAGACAAGGCAGTAACGAAGCAGTTATCTAATCTTAAGGTAATACTAGACGTACCTTCGTTCCCAGTAGATTGTTACCTTGAGTCTGGTGAGGGACGTGAAGGTAAGGAACGTGCTATGGCGGAGCAGTACGGTTCTAACCTTAATAAGTCTGAGAGGAGTGAAGGATGATAGACATACAATACGTAGATGAAGATGATATCCGTGATATAGTAGAGACAGAGTGTGAGTTTCAGGTAGAAGATCAGGGTATAGGGTACTATGAGTGGGGCGATGGAAAATATACTGATAAAGATCTAAGATTATCCTTAACAACTCAAGAAATTGTGGTGAAATATCCTGTAGATATTGAGAGTGTGATATTTACAAGAGTACAAGGATGTTACAGACAAGACGATGATTATGGAGAGTATGAATGTGATTGGATGGCAGAACTATCACACATTGAATACGATCATCGTGGATATGGTTGCTTCGAAGCAACCTATGAGGTAAATGAAGTATGAGAATGTTATATTGGAATAGACTTTATGTTATATTTGGAAAGGCTGCGTTATTGACAGCTATATGTTAAGGAAAAAATATGGAAGAAGCAGAAATCAATAGAGATATGCAAAGACATTTGAATAAAAACAAGGGAGATGGCGTATCTTCTGGTAGGTGGAAAACTAATAAGGATAAATGGACACCATTTAATCATAACAAAAATAACCAAGCGGGTAAAGGAGACACTAGGAGAACTAGTGATATCTCTAAGGAAGAGTATGATTTAAGGTGGGACTTAGCCTTGGGTAATCTTACTGAGGATGAAAAGATAGAAGTTAGAAAAATGATAGAAAAAATTAAGGAGAACAAATGAGTTCAGAAATGTTTGAAAATGATACAGCAATGTATCGAAAAGAAAAAGCGTGGCACGGTTTAGGTGTCGTAGTAAATGAGGATTGCAATCCTAGACAGGCGTTGCGTGAAGCACACCTTGATTGGAATGTAGTACCTAGTAGTGAGATCGGCTGTACCTATAAGACTGCTGAGGGTTTAGTAGATGTTACGTATACAAGTAAGAAGGTTGCTAACATCCGCCAAGATACTGGAGATGTTGTTGGCTGGGTTAGTCCTAGTTATAATGTAGTACAGAATGCTGAGTTGGCAGAGTTGGCTTACAGTTTGGGCGGAGAGGATACCGTAGTTGAATCGTTTGGTTCACTAAGGAATGGTGGAAGAATCTATTGTTTAGTTAAGTGTGATTCATTCATGGCTCAATCAAATGATATGGTTGACCAGTATATGTTATTGTGTAACGGACACGATGGTTCAATGACTCTATCTGGATTGCCTACTAGCATACGGGTTGTCTGTGCTAACACCTTACATATGGCTATGGCTAATGGATCAAAGAATATGTTTAGGTTTACACACCAAGGAGATATGCAAGATAAACTATCTCAGGCAACAGAAGCATTGAGTTTCTTTAGAGAAACAGGAAGATTCTTTAAGGATAATGTTAGCCGACTAGTGGCTACTGATTGGGATAAAGAACAAATCCAAAGATTCTGGTTAGATGTATACCAAGATTTGAATAAAGAAACTGTTGTCTTACCTAGTAACTTTAAGTCTGATGAGGATGAGAAGATTTACAAGAGAGCAGTAGCGTCTATTAGTACATGGAGTACTACATTTGATAATGAGATGCAAGAGTTGAATGTTAATAGACCTAATGCTTGGATTGCAGCGAACGCTGTAACTAATTACCTGCAGTTTAATGAAAGCAAGAAGGGTCGTAAGACTAGCTCTGATTCTAGGGTTGATAACAACCTGTTTGGTAAGAACGCATCTAATTCTATCACTGTTATGAAGAGAGCGTTAGAATACTGTTAACTACCCTAGAAACGGGTATAGTAGTATACTACTTATCACTTTAACTTAGGAGACCGCGTATGCTTTGGAATAGGTTAACACCCGAAGAACAGCAGAAAAGAATACTAGAGCAGAATGTCCTAGAAGAGGGCATGATGTCTAGTGGTATCACTAAATACTGGAGAGAGTACGAACGTGCTCCGGATGAGGGGATACCAGAGCAACAGTTGTTAGATTCTGTTGTAATACATCTTACCCCATTCTATCAAGAGTGGATAGATAAAATGTGTAGTGGACTCAGGACACCTGAATGGGTGATTCCCCTGTTATCCATAGGTGCTTCTAAGATGGCTGATTTAACTATCAGATGTTTCTTAAGGGAGTGGCTGAGGTCATCAATGTTCGAAGAAGAGTTCATAGGATACATGAACTCAGCATATCCTTTGCCCACTGCACAGAGATTAGCCAATGTTATATCAACAGAGGTCTTAAACATAGTGGCGTACCAACAATCCAAGGAAGAGTTTAAGGATGATTGGAGAAGACAGTCTAAGTTTATTAAGAACTGGACACCAAAGAGATGTAATGCGTTTGCTAAGAAGGTAGGGAACATGAAGTTCTTTACCTTAAAGAGACGACAAGACTTTGGACATCATATGATAAGGATAGCAGAGGCTTCAGACATCTTACAGTCTATAAATCAGAGGCATTTAATGGGTAAGATATGGAAACAAAAGTTATTCATTACATTAAATCCTGAGATACTAAAAGATCTCCATAATAAGCATAAGTTATTAGAGACTACGGTATTACTATATAGACCTATGATTGTACCACCAGTAGATCACACTATAGAACGTAGTGGGGGCTACTACAACCATTGGATACGGAAGGAAGTGGTACAGAAGTATTCTTCGGATTACTTTACTGGCTTCCGCCATAAACAACAATGGTCTAAGCCTAGTCAGTTAGTGTTAGATGGTCTGAATGCTATGATGAATACCGAGTGGGCAGTTAACACTAAGGTCTTGGAAGTTATGGAGACTCTGTTCTATAACAACACCCAGTTAGCCAACCTACCCGCATACTCGTCCGACTCTTTTGATTTTAATGAAGAGTATCCGAGTAAGGGTACTAAAGAAGAGAAGGCTAAGTGGTGTGTACGGAGAGAACAAGAGTGGGCTGAATGGTTCAAAGGAGAACAGAAGAGATGCAGACTACTTATTAGGCTTATGTTAGCTAAGGATATGGCGAAGCATGACTTCTGGTACATGCCTTATACCCTAGACTTTAGAGGTAGGGCATACAGTACGTGTGAATTACTGTCATGTCAAGGGTCTGACTTCGATAAGAGTCTCATCATGTTTGCAGAACCAAGGGTACAAACAGAAGAAGGATTACGGTGGTCAAAGATCCATGTTGCTAATCTATTTGACCAAGATAAAGTATCTTTAGATGATAGGGTCAAGTGGACTGAGGATAATATGGAGATGCTACAAAGAATTAATGATAACCCCTATGATAATAAGGAATGGGTAAGCGATAAGAAGAAAAAGAATCCCTCGTTCCAAAGACTTGCGGCTATCTTTGATCTCTGTCGTACAGATGGTATGACACAGGTTGGTGTCCAATTAGATGGAGCATGTAATGGCTCACAACATTGGTCAGCAGTCATGAGAGATGAGGTGATAGGGTCTTTAACCAATGTATCACCTAATGATATACCAAAAGATTTATATGGGCACATCGCTAATAGGGTTACTAAGTATTGTGAATTAAATAAAGATGATCTACCTATATTAGGAGAGATGTTAGACCACTGGGATGGTAATATAAATAGAGATGTTACTAAGAGATCTACAATGTGTGATGCATACGGTCTTACTTTCTATGGTATACAAAAGTATGTGAAGATAGAGGGGCATCTTGATTGGCTAGATAAGGATAGACAGGGTGGGGGGATAACAGAACTATCCCGTGCAATTAAGGCAGGGCTAGAGGAATCTCTAGAGTTGCCCAATGCAGGTAAGGCTTATCTTAAGAAGGTAGCCAACATCGTCAGTAACCTTAACGAGCATATAAAATACACGGTACCCTCAGGGTTTACTGTTGTCCATGCTTATCAGAAACCTACCAAAAGAAGAAGCTTTGCTACCTTGTTTAATCGTAAGGAATTAATCTTTGCTTCTCATAGTAGTACAGACATAGACCCTAAGGCAGTAGAGCAAGCTATATCTCCTAATTGGATTCATAGTTTAGATGCTAGTCATATGTTTTGTACTTTATATAGAGCCCTAACTAATGGGTTATATCAGTTCTCAATGGTGCACGATTCCTTTGGGTGTCCTGCTCCAGACATGGGAATGTTAAGAGAGTTTATTAGAGAAGAATTTTATGAAATGCACAAGGAAAACTTGCTCGAGAAGTTCTGCGAGGATGTCGAAACAGACCTCGGGTTGCAGTTGCCAAAGCTGCCAACCAGAGGGGGACTCGATATCAGAGGAGTTCTTGAGTCGGATTATTTATTCACCTGATATGAGAAGGATAGTATGGAGGGATGCTCTATCTCAAGGAGGTCCTGAGTGGGTATCCGCAGAAGAAGCATATGAGTATTGCCATACAAAACTACCTATAGTAGAACAAATCGGCTACGTGTTACTTGAGTCAGAAGATTATATTTCAATAACAGATACCGTCTGTAATAATATGACTGGTACTGTGCATAACATTCCTTTAGGTATGATTATATCTATGGAGTGTTTAACTAAGGGGGAAAAGGAATGACTATGTTAATGATAGATAGTGAACATGATATGGAAAACGCTATAGAATATACTACAGAATTGGTTAAGAATCTACAAGGAGAGAAGGTGTTATCCTTTTCGTTTCCAAGCAGGGCGTTGTCTAAGATATTTCTAAACAACCTTGCCGAGACGTTTCATGATAACCGATTGTCTCCTCTATCAGGATTAGAGATCAATGTATTTATACCGGAGGAAACTTAATGTTCTTAAGAAGAAGAATCCTACCAAAAGAAGAAGGAAATCTCTACAGTGAGTATGAGGTGTGGAATGACCTAAAGGTTGTTCAACTAGATCTTAAAGATCTGTGGACTTTCTTTCCTCTGGTTGAGAAAACAAAGAATGAAAAGTATGGAGTCGAAGGAGAGGACTTCTTTGATCCATTAAAGAATGATATTAAAGAGAAAGGTATGATTAATCCTGTGGTTGTCATACCTATAACTAAAGAATTAACTGACCGTTGGGAAGGGAACTTTGCTATGTGGTTGTATCGACATCCCATTGACTGGGAGTCAAAGGATGTACAGATGGCTGTCTTTACAGGCAACAATAGATATCATGTGGCTGAGCAGCTTGGGTATACGAGTATTGATTGTGTCATACTTAAAGAGAATGACATGGTATCTGCTGCTAGGATACAGGATCCTATTAACTCAACAAGAGAATATAAGGAGAAGAATCAGTGTTAGAAGAATGGTATAAGAAGAATCCAGGTAGTCAACTTAATGGACGTAGGTTTGACTGCCGTGGTAAGGATTATGATACTCTTAATGAACTTCAAAGGGCTCATATACGAGGAGAGATTGATCTTTACGAGCCTACTGAGAGCTATAAAATTAAGTGGGTACATAAAATGGATAACAAAGGACAGTTCAAGGAAGCGTATCCCTTGGAAGAAACTAGTAAGAGGATGGATTTACCCTCTGTATCTGTTCAATGGAAACAAGCGTTCAAGCGGAGACATGTAAAGTGAGTAGAGTATTAGTAATTGGTGACCTGCATTTACCTGCTGTTCACCCTCAATATCTTTCTTTTATAAGGAAGGTGAGAAGGAAATATAAAACAAATGAGACAGTATTTATTGGTGATATCATTGACCATAATGCTATCTCTTTTCATAAGAAACACCCTGAAGCTCAGGCAGCTATTGAGGAGTATAAACAAACTCAAGAAGCAATGAAGATCTGGCACAAGGCGTTTCCTAATGCAAAGGTATGCATTGGTAATCACGACGAAAGAGTACATAGGCTTGCGTCTGATTCAGGAATCCCTTCTATGTATCTTAAAGAATATAATGAAGTGTATGGTACACCCAACTGGGATTGGGAGTACACACATATGATTGATGGTGTATTATATACACATGGTACTGGGTTATCTTCCCAATACCCTGCGTTTAATTTAGCCAAAAGTCGTGCCTGTTCCGCAGTATCGGGACATACTCATAGTATAGCCAACGTGAATTGGTTTGAGGGACAGGACAATTTTAGAATCTTCGGCATGAACGTAGGCTGTGGTGTAGACGTTAATCACCTAGCAATGAACTACGCTAAGAATCATGTGAAGAAAGTTATCTGCTCCGCTGGAGTAGTTATTGATGGAGTCCCTTACTTAGAGGTAATGGACAAGGAGAATAGTTAATGGAAAGTGTAGAAGAACAAGTAGTAACTGAGAATATGGAAGAACAAGATGTTCAATTGCCACCTGGAATTAAGACGGAAGTAGTATTGTCATTTCTGGGTAATATAAGTCAGGCTTTGACAGAGATTTCTAATGGTATTAATCAAACGATTACTACTATTATAACCGAAGGTACAAAGCCAATGGAAGAAGAAGGAGAAACTAATGAAGAACAAGACTGAATCATTTGTAACAGAAACCGTAGAAGTAAAGTGGTCACACTTACATAAACCAGACGATAAGTTTGGTGCTGATGCTTCGAATCATAATATCACTATCATCTTGGATAAAGAACTAGAGCAGAAGCTTGAGGATCTTCAACGAGAATTAGGTTGTGATAAGATAAACGGTATGAAAGAAGTAGAAGAAGGTATGACCCTTAAAGCTAAGACTAAACTCTATGTAAAGAAGAATGTAAAAACATTCCCTTGTGTAGATGCTAATGCTAATACCACAACAGCCCTACCCTTTAATGGGGATAAGGTTAAACTTAAGTTGTTTCCTATTGTAATTAGTAGAGATAACTCACTAAGTCTATTCCTTAATGGTATCCAAATCATTGAGAAGAATGAAAGAGATTATGATGGCGGTGGCTTCGAAGCTACTGATGGTTTCGATGGTTCTACGTTTGAAGCAGAGCAACCTGACCGCACTCCACCTGAGGATGCTATACCAGCTGACTCCGATGGTGGTGCAGATGATCTTCCCTTCTGATGGATTGGACATTCCCAATATCACCTATCGCCGCTAGCCGCCCTAGGGTCTCTCGGTATGGTGCCTACTTTACAGGACCATACAAGAGATTCAGGGAGGAAGCGGCTGAATGTGTGTATGATATTATTGGAACCGACTACCCCTTGATTGAGAGCCCACTGCACGTAGATCTTGAACTGTATATCACACGACCTAAGAGTACTAAACTCGATTGTCCTAATGCTGACATAGATAACTTTACAAAGGCTATCTTTGATGTAATGAACGGCAAACTATGGGTTGATGATAAACAGATTCGTTCGATGTATGTGACTAAACAGTGGGCTCCCAAGGGAGAGCCTGGTTATTTTACATTAGGTATAAATTCTAAGGAGTAAGGTTGTGGGATTAGACGAACAAAGGATACTAGAGAGGAATAAGTATGTAGAATTATTATCCACAAGACCAAATTATGGTGCTTCGAATCATGGTAAGAGTGCGAAACCCTTAGTACATGCTTTTCTGATTGATAAAGACGGAGGAACTGTAGTTGATTTTGGATGCGGTGATAATTCTTTTATTAAATCCATTAGTAATTCCAACATATCTGGAGTAGGGGTAGATTTTGTTAACCCTAAAGCAGACTTGATAGAGCCGATGCATAAGGTATCATTACCTGATGGGTATGCTGATGTTGTGACTTCCTTTGATGCTCTAGAGCACCTGTTGCCTGAAGAGGTGGACGAGGTACTGAAAGAGATGTCTAGAATCAGTAAGCCTTGTGGTATATTTATATATAGTATATCTCATAGACCTAGTAGTATATTATCACTAGGAAAAAACCTACACCCAACAGTAGAACCAATGGAGTGGTGGATGGATAAGCTTAAGCAGTACTGTGTAAACTTAAAATTCAATGGTAAGTATCTAACAGGAGAATGGATATGATTAAAGGAGAGAGTTATGACCTGGAAAATTTTAGAAGAAGAAAAAAATGGTGGGGTGCAAATAGATAATGGAGATGGAGAATGAAAATAGAAGAAGAAAGTGTAGTTACAAGTAGAGGCAGATGTCCTTCGTGTGCATCGAAAGGTCATGATAGATCTGGAGATAACTTAGCTAATTATGATGACGGACATAGCTATTGCTTTAGTTGTGGTTACTATAATTCAGCCAAAGGAGAAGTATCAGTGAAACCAGTGAACAAATCTTTGGAGTTTACTAAGTATACTGGAGATTGTGTTGGCAATCTTAAGCGTGGTATCACTAAGGAGACCGCAAAGAAATATAATTATCAGTGTAACATGGATGAGAAGTTAGAGATTGCTAACTACTATAAGGATGGAACTTTAGTTGCTCAACATTTACGTGGTTCAAATAAGAAGTTCTTTTGGAATGGAGACAACTCACATCCCACACTATGGGGTCAACACCTATGGCGTAAGGGAGGTAAGAGAATCATCATTACCGAAGGAGAGTATGATTGCATGGCTATTAACCAGATGCTTGGTGGTAGGTGGGGTGTAGTATCTTTACCTAACGGAGCAGCGGGTGCTGTGAAAGCAATCAAAGATAACCTTGAATGGGTAGTATCTTATGATGAAGTAGTATTATGCTTCGATCAAGACGATCCTGGCAAGGAGGCGATGGTTAAGGTGGCAGAGATATTACCTCCGGGTAAGTGTAAGATTGCTACGCTACCTTGTAAGGATGGTAACGAATGTCTTAAGAAGGGTATGGCTGATGATGCTGTGTCTGCGTTATGGGAAGCCCAACCATTCGCACCAGATGAGATCTTACATATCTCTAGGGTTATAGATACTCAAGATTTATCAGAAACAAGAGTGTATCCCTTTCCCTTTAACACTTTGACTGAGTTCCTTATTGGACAAAGGTCTGGAGAGATTACATTGTGGGCTAGTGGTACTGGATCAGGCAAGACAACAATCCTTAGAGAGTTGATGCACCACCACCTTGAAGAGGGGCGTAGTGTGGGTGCTATAATGTTAGAGGAAGCACCAAAGGAAACTATGGATGATATGATTTCCTTGATGATTAATAAACCTGTTAGGGCTATCAAAGCTGCGAAGCTAATGAATGATCTTAATGAGAAGATGGGGAGAGATCCTGTATTCATGGATTACATTGATGATCTAACGGATGAAGAGTATGCTAATGCTAGAACTAAACTAGGACAAACATCCTTCTATGTGTATGATCACCTAGGAAACAATGGACTTAAGAATCTTTGTGCTAGAATGGAATACATGGCGGTATCTCTTAAGGTAGATGTTATTGTACTAGATCATATTACTGCGGCAGCTGCTGGATTAATGGGATCGTCAAGTGATTTTGATGGAGGTTCTTCAGAGCGTTTACTCATTGATAACATAATGAAAGAGTTACGTGGGTTGGTCTCTCGTACTGGTGTACGTATTGATGTTGTATCTCAACTAAAGAAAACAAATAAAGCATACGAAGAGGGAGATAGGATTACCTTACAAGATCTTCGTGGCTCTGGCTCGCTAGCAAGTGTACCTAATGTGGTCGTAGGTTTAGAGAGGGATAGACAGAATCCTGACGACAACCTAGCTAATACCACCACTGTTAGAGTTCTAAAGAATAGGCTCACAGGTAGAGCAGGTGTTGCTAGTGCTTTGTATTTCAATAGGAAAACAGGTAGATTAGATGAGGTAGATATAGTTATTGGTGATGATGGTTCGGCAGAGTTTAGACCCGTTGGAGATAACTAATGATATTAGAATCTAAGAATCAATGTTTAGCAGACTATGGTACCTTCTCTAAGAATTGGGCAGTCCCTGATTTTGTAGTTGAGAGAATACCGATAGAGTGTTTATACCATCCTAAAAACTTAGGTGGTAATCCTAAGTTGGTAGAGAAGTTATTAATAAATCTACCAGAGGAGGGGCTAGTTAACCCCCTAGTTACGCATCAGTTCTTTAGGAATTATAGAGATAGAGATGACCAAGGAGAATATATATTTCCTAGGCATTTAACTGGTTCGGGATATTGGGGCAATAAGTTTCAGAACATCCCTTACTCAGATGGTCCACAGTATATCGTAGGATACGGTAACTGTAGATTAGGAGCAGCAAAGAAGATGGGTGCTACTCATATAGACTGTATAGTGTTAAGAAGTTTTAATGTGGAGCACATGCATAATTTAGGAAAGATGTTGGCTAGTTATAAGGAGTTTGGTTTAGATGACTGAAGAAAATAATATAATGGAATTCGTAAGTGACACCATCGGCGGAGAAGGTGTAACACTAGGAGCAGACCTTACCTCTATGGTTTCAGGGGAACATTCGATTCCCATGAACTTTGGGAATGGTTCTGCAAATGTACCTGTGAATGTAGAGAGAGATCTCGGTAAGGTACAAGTAACATATGAACATAATAATCACACGTACATACATGTCATAACTCCACAGGGGCTGATGTATTCGTCGATTAAATTTCATGGTGATGATTCAACACCACCTAAGGAATGGCAACAGAAGGGAATGTGGAGATATTTTTAGGAGATACTTATGAACCGTATCGTATTTGATATTGAGGGGAATGGTCTTTCTGAGTTAGTACTCGGGAAGAAGGGAGTCTCTGTCCCAGAAGGAGATACAGTGCATTGTATGGTGTGCTTAGATTTAGACAGCGACACTGTTAAAACCTTTGGTCCATCTGAGATCGAGGAAGGTGTACAAATGTTACGAGAGGCTGACCTATTGGTTGGTCATAATATTACCATGTATGACATCCCTTTATTGGAGAGATTGTACGGTAAGATACCCACAGATACTATAGATACTTTAATAATAAGTAAACTAATGTATCCCGACCGCAATCAACACCCTCTTGGAGGAAACTCTTTAGAGATGTGGGGCAGGGCACTTGGGGTATATAAGGAAGAGTATGCTGGAGGATGGGAAGTATTCAGTGAAGAGATGTTAGAATACTGTGTACAAGATACTCAGGTTAATAAGGCTATATATCTAGAACAACTAGAGTATATTATGACACATGAAAAGATAATATCTCTAGAGCATATCTTATCTAAGATCATTGCTACACAAACTGGAAATGGTTTTGGCTTCGATCTGAAAGCAGCCATAGAACTAGACCATACTTTACAAAAGAGGAAGACGGTGATCGAGAACGGATTCAAAAGAGTCTTTCCTACTAAGATTATTGAAAGATATTCTGATAAGACAGGGAAGAAACTAAAGGATCAGGTTATTAAATTCAATCCGGGATCTCGTAAGCAGATAGCTGAGAGGCTTGGTGATAAATATAACTGGAAGCCACCATTAACAGACAAAGGAAATCCTAAGGTTGATGAGTCTGTACTCAAGAAGCTTAACTTCCCCGAAGCTAAGGTCTTGGTAGAATATTTTAATATTATAAAGTTAATGGGGCAGGTTACCGACTGGATAACTAGGGCATCTAACTCTAGAGATGGTAGGATACATGGGTCTATAAACCCACAGGGTACGGTCACAGGAAGAATGACCGCTAACCAACCAAACCTACAACAGGTATCAGGAGACCCTAGAGCTAGGCGGTTATTTGTTCCTAGAGAGGGATGGCTACAGGTAGGGATAGATGCTAAAGGACTAGAGGCAAGGATGCTTGGGAATCGTATGTATCCCTTTGATAAGGGAGCATATGGTAAGATCATTACCGAGAAGGATATCCACTCAGAGAACCAGAGGTTAGCTGGATTATCTAACAGGAATGATGCTAAGACATTTTTCTATGGTTTTATCTATGGAGCTGGAGATGCTAGGATTGGTGAGATTGTTGGTAAGTCTTCTTACATGGGTAGAAAACTTAAGAAACAATTCTTAGATGGTCTTCCTGCTTTGAAGAAGGTTATAGATGACTGTAAGTTTCAGGTTAAGAAGCTTGGAAAGATATCCTTACTCGACGGTAGACTTGTACCATGTAGGTCAGCACATGCTGCCTTGAATGTACAACTACAGGGTGATGGGGCTATCGTGATGAAGCTTGCTCAATGTATCTTTGATCGTAAGATAAAGAAGAAGAAGTATCAGGACAGGGTTAAATTCATGGCTACTGTGCATGATGAATGGCAAATGGAATGTGTACCTGAGTTAGCTGAAGAGGTGGGGCAGATGGGATGCGATAGCATAACGGAAGCTGGTGAACGGCTGGGTTGTTCTATTGCTTTAGAAGGAGACTATAGGATCGGAAAGGATTGGTCGGAATGTCATTAAATGTTGAGGTAGGTTTTTATAGATATGATCATAGTATGTATGACATCTTTAATAAGCAGTCTACTAAGATAGAGAAAGTATGGGTAAGTATGATACGACACATAACTAAGTGTTGTTACACCCATTGTACTATAAAGATAGGAGAGAATTCTTTAGTTGCCTTAGTAAAAAAGAATGCTACATTTGCATCTTCTGATACTGTAGACAAATTTCTAGGGAGTCCAGATCTTTATATTTGTTTAGGAGAGTTAGACGTAGATATCACAGGGATAGATAAGATTATCTCAGGTTTGTATCAAGGAAGTGTGAGGAAAGTTCTCATATGGTTCTTTGTAACAAGATGGTTTGGAGCTAAGAAACCAAAGACCTGTGCTACATTAGTGTGTGAAATACTTCGGTGCTGTGGATACGAGATTAAACAGTGCGTATCCCCTGCCGAACTATATAAGGAATTAATAGAATGCAATTCATAATGTTAGGGGGAAAGGCTGGGGTTGGGAAAACCTTTTTAGCTAGACATATAGCTAAGTATGCTTTTAATAAAGGAATGAGACCACATATAGTTTCCTTTGCTGACTGTATCAAACAAGAGGCAGAGAACGCAGGTTTTACTAAGGATAAAGAACCAGAAAAATACAGAGAGTTTTGTCAATCTATGGGAAAGAAACATAGAGCCGAGGATCCAGACTACTTTGTCAAGAAGTTTAATGATACTTTTATGGGTTTGTGGGATGAGGAAAGTTATCTTTTAAAACAAGGGAATCAGTTCTGGGAAACCTTGGTGATAGTAGATGATTGTCGTTACTTGAATGAGATAGCCTATGGTAGATTTAATAATGCCATACAGATCTTTATTGGTACTGGTGATAGAGAGCTAAGAGACAATGATGGTGAATGGCGTAATGATTTATCGGAAGAAGTAGCTATGAAAATTGAGGAAGGCGACAAGGATTACTTGAATCTTTATTCATGGGTAGTATTGAATGATAAAACTTGGGAAGAGTTTGAGAAGAAAATTAAAGAGTATCTTCCCGTTTGGTGTGGTATGGATGCTGATTCATGTGGAGAGATTGATTGTGATTGCGCTTTTTGTAAGACCATGAAAGATGGACAACCATTAGAAGGTATCCTTAAGGAGATATATGAAGAAATGATAAAGTATTTAGATGAAACGAGTGAAGGAGATGAAGATGAAGAGACCTAATGTAGCGATACTAGATGGGGATATAATAGCATATAGGGCAGCATTCTGGGCAGACACTGAAGGTATAGATGAACTAGAGGATCGGTTACTATATGACATACAAGAATGGACACCGAAAGGATGTAAACCTGTGATTGCATTATCGTGCAATCGTAAGGAAAATTACAGAAGAGATTGCTGGGCTAATTATAAATCTAATAGGGAGACTCGCTCAGCTCCTGATTGTCTGAACTATGCTATGGAGTTGATCAAGGGTATGGGGAGTATCAAGAAGATCGACCGAATAGAAGCTGATGATATCATGGGTATGGGAGCATCGTCTGGTACAGCGATTGCTGTAACAATAGATAAAGACCTTAGAGGTGTACCGGGATGGCACTGGAATCCTGATAAAGAAAGAGAACCTAGAGAGATATCTACAGATGAAGCCGACCGCTTCTTTGCTGAACAGATAGTCACAGGAGATACTACAGATGGTATACCTGGATTACCTAAGTGTGGTAAGAGTTTCTTTGAGAAAGAGATTGCTACATTTGATCCTGAGGATTGGCTTAGAGAGATTTGGTGGGCTTATGAAGAGCGTGGATATGATTATGAATATTTCTTATCTCAAGTTAGATGCGTAAGAATACTTCGTATTGATGACTTTGATAAAACAACTAGGTGTCCTATATTATGGGATATGCCTAAGGATATACCTTGAAACGGGTATTATAGTATAACGGAGAATACAATGATTTTAACAACTGAACATGTAAAATTAAATACAAGAAACGGACACGTAAAAATACCAACAAGAGGTTCTAATGGAGCTTCGGGTTATGATTTATGTGCTGTCGTCAAAGGATCTGAAACAATCAAACCTGGAGAAACCAAGATGATTTCTTCTGGGATGAAGATGGTTATACCTAAGGGTATATGTGGGTTACTTGTACCTAGATCTGGCTTGAGTACTAAGCGTGGTATAGTACTAGCGAATACCATAGGGGTTATAGATAGTGATTATAGAGGAGAGATTAAGATGGCTCTCATGAATATATCGGATACCTCATTCGAAGTAACCAACGGGCTACGGGTTGCACAGATATTGTTTATCCCTACACTTACTCCAGGATTTGAGTACTGTAGTGATGCGGATTTTAATTACGATTGCTCAACTGAGCGTCAAGGCGGAGGTTTCGGGAGTACTGGAGTTAGTTAATGGATTCATTCCAACAGTTTATTGCCATATCTAGATATGCTAGATGGCTTAAAGAAGAAAATAGAAGAGAAACGTGGTATGAGACCGTCAGTAGATACTGGGATTGGATGGTCAATAAGTTTCCTGACCTTAAAAATACCCCTGAGATTAAAGATAGTATCTATAACTTAGAGGTTATGCCGTCAATGAGAGCATTGATGACCGCTGGACCCGCTGCTGATAGGGATAACACTTGTGTTTACAACTGTTCCTATCTAGAGATTGATTCTCTAGTAGCATTCTCAGAGTTAATGTACATTCTAATGAATGGTACTGGAGTAGGATACTCCGTAGAATCTAGGTGTACTGACAAACTAAAGCCTGTCCCTAGTTCAATAGTTAGGGATCGTGGATTCACGGTTAGAGTAGAAGACTCTAAAGAAGGGTGGGCAGATTCCCTAAGGAATCTATTGGATTATCTTTGGAATAAAGGTATCCACCCAACATGGGATACATCCCTTGTTAGACCCTCTGGAGCTAAGCTTGAAACCTTTGGTGGTCGTGCTAGTGGACCAGAGCCTCTTGAGGCTGTCTTTAAGTACATCACTAATACATTTTATAATGCTCGTGGTCGAAAGTTGACTACATTAGAGTGTCATGATATATGTTGTGTCATAGCTAAGTCTATTATTGTAGGCGGAGTACGTCGTAGTGCTATGATTTCCTTATCAGATCTAAATGACAGACCAATGGCTAAATGTAAGAGTGGCGCATGGTGGGAAGGTTCGGGGCATCGTGCGTTGGCTAACAACTCAGCAGTGTACCGAGGAAAACCTGCGTTGACTGAGTTCATGTCAGAGTGGCAGTCTTTATATGATTCCCATTCAGGTGAGCGTGGTATCTACAATAGATTAGGTGCTCAAGAACAATGTGATTGGTTAGGGCGGGACAATACTATAGAGTATGGACTGAATCCCTGTGCTGAGATTCTTCTTAGACCAAAACAATTCTGTAATTTAACTGAGGTCATCATCCGAAGTGACGATAAGATCGCAGATATCAAGAGAAAGATTGAGCATGCTACCATCCTAGGTACTTGTCAATCATCTATGACATACTTCCCATTCCTTAGTACAGAGTGGGAAAGGAATGTAGAAGAAGAGAGATTACTTGGGGTATCATTCACTGGTATCTACGACAACCCCTTAATGTGGGGTAAGGAAGGACTAGAGAAACTCTCTGGTCGTCTGGGTAGATGGCGTGAGCATGCTAGGAAAACTAATTCAGAATGGGCAGACAAACTTGGAATCAATAAGTCAGCTGCTATAACCTGTGTTAAACCTAGCGGTACAGTATCATGTCTAGCGAATACATCTTCGGGTATACATCCGAGATATGCGTCTCATTACATACGAAGAGTACGTATAGACAAGAAGGATCCTATCTATAGCTTTATGAAAGACGCAGGGATACCTGTAGAAGACTGTGTACTTAATCCTGAATCAACAGGAGTCTTTAGTTTCCCTCTATCTTCCTCTACACATAGTAGAGAGGCACAGGATGTCTCAGCCCTAGAACACCTAGAGCTTTGGCGAGTATATAAGAATCATTGGTGTGACCATAATCCGTCTATCACCATTCATTATACAGACGATGAGTTCCTACCAGTAGGAGCATGGGTTCTGGAAAACTTTGATGACATTCAAGGTATATCTTTCCTACCTAGGGTTGACCATGTTTATGAACAGGCTCCCTTTGAGGAGATATCTGAAGAATGTTATAATAAATTAAGTAAGAATATGCCAGAGGTAGATTGTAATAAACTTAGAGAATATGAATCTGAGGATACAACTAAAGGTACACAAACCTTAGCATGTAGTGGGGGTTCTTGCGAAGTAGTAGACTTAGTGGAGACAACCTAATGGATATTTCACCCGCCCGACAACTGGGCTTAAGTAATTCTTTGAATACAACACAACTAAATAAATTCCTTCAAGAGTTAGACAACAGACTCAAGAAGGTTGAGGAACAACTCAATGCCGAATCAAAAAATACCATACGTCGATCCAGATCTAGTAAAGATTCTGGAGAAGATGTATCCTCCTCTTGATTATTCTAAGGATGTATCAAGAGAGGACTGGGCATTTAGGGGAGGTCAGAGAGAATTAATAAAGAAGCTATTTCAAATCACTAAACAACAAGAAAGGGGTTAAGTTATGGCAATGGATCCAATGCAACAAGCGATGGAGATGGGACTTGGTGGCGGTATGCCTGAGGGTGATCCCTCAATGATGGGACTTGGTGGTGGTATGCCCGAAGGTGATCCTATGATGGATCAAGAGATGACTATGGAAGAAGGCGAAGAGGCTGGGCGTATGGGGGATACCATATTAGCTCATATGACACCAGGAGAAGTCGTTATCCCTGCGGAATTGGTTGGTGATCCTGCGATTGCTGAAGCTTTAAACGAAATCTTTATGTCTGCTGAGATTGACATGGCTCAATATACAGTAGGAAGCCCTATGAATAGTATCAACCCTGAGACAGGCAACCCTGAGTTTGGTTTCTTTAGTTCAATAACAAAGCCTTTTAAGAAAGCCTTAGGATATGTAACAGGTGCGAGAGCCCAAGAGAAAGCAGCAAAGAAACAAATGGCTGAGTACGCAAGAGCTGAAGCTGCAGCAAAGAAAGAATCTAGAAGGCTCATGGCAGAGCAACAGGCTTATTTCAAAGGTGAGATGGATAGGTTTATGGCAAAACAAGCAGAAGATACTGCGTTATTTAACCAACAGATAGCTGTAGATCAAGAGAAATCAAGGGTAATGGCAATTCGAAACAAGAGAAATTTTGCTAAGACATTGTTTGGTATCCAAGGTAGAGCTATTGGATCCTCTAAAGAAGCGGCAGCAGTAGGAGATACAGCGACATCAAGAGAATTCAAAGCCCCCAAGTTCTACGGTTCTAAGAGAAGTAAGAAATCCTCGCCAAAATTTAAAAGAAAGGCTCCGAAAACAAGTTCGGTACGCCCCAAGTAAGGAGTAAGCTATGAAATCACCAAGCATTAGTATGCCTAAGTTACCCTCAGCGGCTGAACAAGCTCAGGTATTAGCTACCCTGATGGGAGAACAAAGAGCAGCTCAGGAAGAGATGTATCAACAACGCCAAGATGAAGTACGAGCCCAAGAAGAGCAACGAATACAGGATGAGAAGGCGGAACGCCAGAGAATCGAAAGAGTAGAGGGTGAAAGGGAAGCAGCACTAGCTGAAGCCGAACGTCAGGCTCAATTAGAAGCTGAGGAAGTTGTTGTAGAAGATGTATCCGAAGAAGATCAATTAGTCTATGGATTCTATGGTCTCTATGGAGACGAGGATGACTATGAAGACGATGACTCAGAGGAAGAAGCACCCGCCTAAGGAGAATATACCATGTCTAAGGAAACAAACGCTGAACGATGGAAGTTCTTAAATGAACAACGTCTAATGAAGCTAGAGAGAGCAAGGAAGTGTTCATCACTTACGATACCTTCGCTACTTCCACCAGAGGGATGGAACGAAGAGGTACAACTATCTCAGCCTTACAGCTCGGTACCAGCTAGAGGTGTAACCAATATGGCTAGTAGGATTCTATCGGCTATGCTACCTTTAAATGATACACCATTCTTTAGGTTCGAACTACAATCAGGAATGGAACCTAATCAAGAGATCTGGAACTTCTTGGAATCTCTTTCATATCAAGTACATAATAAACTATCGAGTAGAAACTTAAGAGAAACTATCTATACTACACTACAGCACTTGATTGTAGTAGGAGACGCTCTAGTAATCGTAGAAGATTCTTTAAACTTTAGAGTCATTCGATTAGATCAATACGTTGTCAGGAGAAATGTCGAGGGAGAAGTTCAAGAGATCATCTACCTTGAGTTTATCTCAGACGACAACGAGGAAGATATCTTTACATCTGGACAATACAACTATACAGCCGACAGCCGCAAGGGATACGAGGTTCAATACATTAGAGTTACACGTAACGAAGATGATACATGGGCATTGGTAGCTGAGGATGGCGAAGGAAATCTTAAAAATGAAGGAGAGTATGAAGTATCTCCGTTTATTCCTTTACGTTGGGCTTCCATTACAGGTGAGAACTATGGTCGATCACATTGTGAGGATATCATAGGTGATATACAAACCTTAGAGTCCTTTACAGAAGCTCTTACCGAAGGGGTGGCAGCAGCCTCCGCCTTCTGGATTGGAGTAGACCCCGCAGGTATTACAGAACTAGATGATATTGCGGGTGCAGAGAACGGTGAGTTTGTCTCAGCTAGAGAACAAGATATATTTACATTGAGTCCTTCCGGAACTATGTCACCTCAGATTCAAGCTACACAGTCAGGTGTTGAAACTATGAGACGAGAGATAGGTAATGCTTTTCTATTAACAGGATCCGCTATACCTAGTGGAGATCGTGTGACTGCTACAGCGGTACGTATGATTGGCTCAGAACTAGAGACGGTACTTGGTGGAGCATTCTCTGCTATATCTAGAGATCTTATGGAACCTGTAGTTAATAGAGTTACTTTTCTTATGTTACAAAATGGTGAGATAGATCCTAGATTAGAGGAACAGTTTGCTTCTGATGGTATCCTTAGTGTAGAGATAGTCACAGGACTACAGGCTCTAAGTAGAGATTCTGACTTACAAAAACTAATGCAGATGGGAGAGATGGTAAGGAATCTTCCTGAACCTGCTCTTGCGTTATTCAAATGGGAATCATACGCTCGTGCTTTAGTTACTTCGGTAGGATTCGATGCCAATAACTGGGTTAAATCCGAAGAAGAAGCTAAACAACAACAGATGGAACTTGCAGAAGCTCAACAACAGATAGCTACTCAAGGACAGATGAAACAGGGTATGGGACAGATGGTTACTAATGCTATGGGACAAGCTGCTGCTCAGGATATGGAAGCTACGGGTGGTGAAGGTATTCAAGAGATTATTGATGCCAATCCAGAGATGTCCCAACAAGTACAACAAATGATGGGAGGTACGTAATGAAAGAAGATGGAGATACTCTTCTTTCATTAGATATCCTTGGTGCCAAGAACGACGTTGTTTCTGATAATTGTATATTAAAATTAAACCAAACAGAAATAATCGGAAGAGGAAATCTTGATTATATTATATCTGTTAGAAATGAGATGCTTAGTAATAGAGGGTATAGAATACCAGAAATATGGGACCATGAATGGAACCATAAACTGGGTCCTATTTGGACACCTGATTCTATCTCAGCTAACTTAGAAACATGGGCATGTCCAGAGTATTTTAAACCTGAAACAAATAACCCTACAAGATGTATTGAGATGACCAATAGAGTAAATGGTGATGTAGCTTTTGAGCAACTCACAATAACCAAGATGCCATTATTGCAACGTAATACTGATCTTAGAAATCATGAGGGTTTGGTATTCAATGGTACAACGGAAGTTATGCGGGGAAATGATAATGGGGATTGGAAGGTTGATACATCAGATTTTATTATAGCTGTGGTTATCTACCCTAATAAAGCTATGACTGCTGCTGCTCCTATAGTAGCTAAAAGGAACGGGGGCTATTTCGCTCTTCAAGTAGATTACTCAAGTACAAATGAGGATGTCATCTTTACTATGAATGGTACTGACTACACAGTAATAGATGGAGCTGAACTTAATGAACACGTTATCGTATGTGGGCGAAAGGATGGTAAAGCTTTTGTATATGCTAATGGGAGTCAAATGGAAGCACTTTCTGCAGATACTACAGATTTAGATCATAATTCCAAACCATGGTTAGCAGATATGGTACTCAACAACCAGGAGTATAGGGGTACTGTATATGAAATTATTATGGTTAATGATGAGTTATCAGAGACAACCACTGTTGATGATGATCTTGTAGAGAAACTTACAGGATATTTAGCGTGGAAATATAATTTAGTTTCGGTTTTAGAGAGTGGACATACATATAAAAATGCGCCACCAAGAACAACTTTAATTTAAGAAGGAGGCAACCATGCCAAAGAAAAAGAAAAAGAAAGGTAGCACCCCCAGTGCTTCTAGAGTCAAGGGTAGGACTGCTGCCAGAGCAGCTAAAAAAGCTAAAAAAACTGGCTCAAGTGGTGGTAAATGATGAGCCGCTTCCTGTTACTCTGTAGTATATTGTTACTATCAGGATGCTCGATGTTTAAAGGAATGTTTCCTCCTGTTAACCAAGAACGAGGGTTTATAGATGATTTCGGGGGAGTAACTAACATAGAAAAAGTAGCAGCACTAGAGAATCTAACTATCCTTAGTGGAATAGGAGGATTCTGTTTGTTATCTGGTATTGTTTTACTTACAATTTCAAGGGGGACAATGGGCTGGCGACCTATAATTGGAGGAATCGCTCTAATTATTTTAAATTATGTCATCAGTATATATGCATCATGGATTTTCCTACCAATCATAGGAGCTACGGGTGCTATTAGTATCGCATGGGGATACAGTAACGTGCGAGAAATGTTAAAACTTAAGAAGGAGAAAACATATGGATAGTTTTCTAGGTACAGTGTTTTATAGTGTATTGATCTTTATTGCAGGAGCCTTTGTAGGCGCACCGCTATGGGGATGGGTACGAAAAATGTTTCCGTGGAATAAATAATACTCCGAAAGGGAAAGCAAATGGTAAATATGACAGGGGCTATCCCTATATTAGAAATTATCATAGGAGCTGGCGTAGTCGGCATGCTATGGCAAATGAATCGACAAATAGGATCCTTAACACACGCTATCGAAAGCTTTCACGATATGTTGGAAGACCACGAAGCTCGCTTAAGGACAATCGAAAGGGAAAAG